AACAGCGCCCACAATTTCTATTTGATACCCTTTATATTTAAACGGAATCATATTTATTTAATCTCCAATTTGTAATTGGTTCTTAATTCGTTTGATTCACCGCCTATTAGATATTGTCTATACAATTCCGGGTTCTCTTCCTTGAATTTAGTTATATCAAATCTAGTAGTTTTTTTATTTAATAACTGAATCGATCCAATATAAACGCCCTTCTTACCAATTGTTTTTTGGTGTTTAAATTGAAAGTAGTTATCGTTATTTTCACAATATTCAACTAATTCTGGTTTTAATAATTTGTTAACCTTCGAATAGTTTTTTATTGTGTCTGAAAATTGACTGTAGACTAATGCCTTATAGTCAATTTTTTTGCTGTTAACATCTGACAGCATTTGTTTAAGTGTTTTCATAATTAAACCTCCTTTGTTAGTTTGTTTTTTTATTTAACACTATCTCATTAATATAAAATTTAATAAGATACGTCAAGAAGATTCGAAAAAAAAATAAAAATATTTACAGCCTACAACCGTAGGCTGTAAATTAGAATCATTCTAAACAGCCGTGAAAATTACTATTAAAATGATTAATACTGTTACTGGATAGAAAACTACCGCCCGAATAAAAAAAGCCAGTAATATATCTATCATGCAGCAGCCTTAATAAATCGATTGTTTATGTTACGTCCTAAGCCCTTAGCAATGAGACCGACTATAACACCCGCTGGATCTTTAAAGCGCAGGTCGTGTTTATCTCCATTAATCACTTTTTTTTGCATCCAGATTCGAGGTAACACGTCCTTGAAAACTACCGCAACATTAACAGATTTTTTTATAGCTTTTTTTATATCTGCTAAGTTACGGCCCGAGTCTGAAAACGTCTGATGGTAGTTCTCCAGATCATGATCTAAATAATTCAAAACTTTTGTATAATCGTAGAATTGAACGTCCTGGTGAATCTCCATCAGTGAGCCGCCGCCGTCTACTTTCATTCGATGGAATGGCAGGTCACTTGTCCCGTTTAAACGTACAGCAAATTTATAACCTTGATTCGCAGCCCGTTTTTTTAGTTGCTGGATCTCCAGGCTTAAATCATGTAAGAACCCGTTTTTATTGGTCCAGAAATATTTTGTTTTATTTATTCTGGCCTTCTGGACAGAGCCCATCTGGCCCCGTCCCGATGTATTTAAACAAGCTGCAGCGCATTCCGGAGAAGCTTTAGGACATACATTCTTGCCGCTTAGATCGAATGGCGCTAGATGCAAAATAGCTGTTTTAAACCCTAACGCTTCACCCTTAGCCATCTTAGTTTGAGAATAATAATTTAATAACATTATAGATCCTCCACTAATTTTTTTAATTTATCTAATTTATTTTCATAATCAAACGGAGCCCTTAAAAAATGAAATAGATCCATATCACCTATTTTTATATATTCGCTCCGACTGTAACTATAGCGCTCCTGCTCAAGCATTTTTTCAATATCACACGGCGTTTTTTTGCCAGTAATTATTTTTATTATTTTTGCCAATTGAATTAGAGTCATGCCTTCACCTCCTCCCATCTGCCGGCTGCATTCTTAGCCAATTTTATATTGTGACTATAGACGCTGCCCGCTTCACTGAATAAGCCCACCTCTGCCCCGTTTGAATGAATTAAAATTATTTTTTTAATTCCTTTACCCTGGACCGGTGATTCAAGTAGTTTACCAGTAACCAGCAAGAACGGATGCAATTGATCGCTCTTAATTTCTTGGCCCTTCTTTAGATCTTTAAAGTTTATCATTTTTTTTTCCTTCCTGTTATCCCACGGTTATAAGATAAAGCTCTATAAGCTGTCAACTATTATTTTTAAATAATTCCAGGCCCTGGACTCACGGCCCCCGGTTAGATTCAGTTAGATTCAGTTAGCCCCGGTTAGCTCCAGTTAGGCCCGGTTAGATCTAAGGACCAGAGAAAATGTTAATGTTAAGAATTAAAAAAAATCCCATATGAATAGTTAATGATACACGCATATATAATGTGAATAACCGAAAAGAAAAAAATCCCATATGTAATGTTAATAATTGAAAAGAAAAATTTTGCCATATGTGAATTTAACTATTCACTTTTTTTTCCATATTAAAGGTTAATGGTTCAATGTTAATGAAGCATGTTAATGACTATCCCATAGGGATAGTCATTAAGTCATGCGTGAGGCGAGGTTATTGCGTCAAGATTTTAAATGCTTCAGTCAAGTTTAGGTTCTCACAAACTAGAACCAATTCTCTCGGTTCACGAACCACGAATAATTGTAGATTTTTGGAAGCCCTTTGCGAGAGGTCTTCTCGCAAGATAAAAGAAGTGCCTTTGTTTTGAAAATGTTTTAAATGCCAATTTATTTGGTACTTGGAAAGACCACAATTCTTGACATCATTAGACTTTAATTCTATCCAAATACTTTTACCATTTATCAAGTAAAATACATCTGGAATACCATTAATAGTGTTGCTTTCTATACGAAATATTTGACCTTTTAATTTTAATTTTTTAATCCTTTTCCATAAATTACTTTCATTTTTTTTCATTGTGTTATTCGGTCAATAACACAACAAAATTGTTAATTCAATACTGACCTAAAGCAAAGGCAAGTTCCACTAATTCCTAACAAAAAACCGATAGCCAAATCGCCAGAAAAAAGAATTACAATACCAGAAATTGCTATTATAAAACTAGTTAATACAATAAATAAATGTAAAGCAAAATCCATACTTAATGATTTTGAGTTATAAATCTTGTTGTATTGGGTATAGATATATAAGTTGTTGCGCTTTGAATATCTTCAATAGAATTAATAGAAGAATAATTTTTTTTATATTCTTCTAGATTTTCATATTCAGAAAAATCACCACATAAGGCAATTACATCTAGTTCTATTTCTTGTCCTGTATCTTGCTCTAAATCTTCTAAATGATTATACAAAGCAGTCAGTCCTTCATAAGTAAAATTATCTGGTCTTAACTTTATAAATGCGTTTCTAAAATCATATTCATTAATTGATTGTTTCATTTTAAATAATCCTTGTTAATAATAAATTGTTTTATCAATTTTAAGTAAGTTGGGTTTTGAGTTCTTAAAATTGCTCTAAAGATTGTTGACTGTTCTTCTATGTTTTCCAAATCATAAAAAAGTTTGTCAATATCGTTTACTAAATCCATTTTCTTTAAAAGTGTTTTAGTAAAAACATTTTTTTGTGTGTTTGTTTCTTGCGTTCCCATTTTTTCCTTTCTGTTGATAATGGGATATTATGGGAGATATAAAAAAATGTCAATTAAATTAGTTTAGAATGGTTCTAAAAAAAGAGGGCTTCCACTCTCGCTTCCACCCTCTAATTTAGCAGTCCTTTAGCTTTCCTTTATATACTAGCTTCAAGGAAATACAGGTTCTAGCTTACCTATTCTTCGTCAAGAATTTTGTTAAGTGCTTTTGCAATCTCATTAGCATATGCGCTATCGCATGCAAACGCAATATCCTCTATTTTGCCATTTTGCATATCTCTTTTTACAATATGCCCTTCAGTAAAAAATATATTTTCTTCATCATCTTCATCATCTTCATCTTTAGCTTCTATTTCTTCTAAAGAATATTCATTATCATGCCCACACTCTACATTATAATCTTCTTCCCAATCATTGTTTCCTTCATTTTCTACAATTTCTTGGGCTTCATCTTCATCTTTAGCTTCTATTATTTTTGTTTTAACTAAAGTTCCCGAAGTTATATCTTCTATTATTTTTGCTTTGTATTTTTTCATTCTTCCTCCCATACATCATCAATTACAAAGCCACTATCATCATTTGAATTTTGCAATTCGTCCCAATGTGAAATTCCTATTTTTTCTGCTTTTTTAATTGCATCTTTACTATCTTCAGCTTGTACATTTATTTGATACTGTTCGTAAACTGTAAAGCCACCTATAACTTTGTATGTTTTCATATTATCCCTTCAGTAAAAAATATATTTTCTTCGTCCATTTATTCCTCCCTATGTTTTTCGCAATCATCACACCAATAGTTGCCATTTTCAGATTGATAGCTTTCACCTTGATATTTATTATTTTTGTCAACCCAAACTAGCCATTGTAAATTATCGCTTTTGCATTTATTACATTTAATATCTTTATTAACCTCTTTCTTTTTAATGATTATTTTTTCTAGTTCTGAAATAAAACCAGAATATTCGGAAGTCATATCCTCGCCATATACTTTGTTCCAAGCGTCCATTATTTCTTTAATTGTCAACATTATTCCCTCTCGCTTGTTTATTTTCTTTTTCTGCATCTATATGGTCGTAATCAATAATTTCATAATTAAGTTTATTATGAAATTCTTTTGGAATTACAACGTCAGTACAAACTCCACCCTCTATATATACTTTAATTGTTTTCATATTATTTCTTGCTTTATTAAAGGTGTTGTGCAGAACACAACACCTTTAAATAAGATTATTTTTTATAACCTAAAGATTTGAAACTATTCCATTGAATACCAACATATCCCAACATTTCATTCAGTTGTTTAGTTAGTTCGCCTTGTGTTGAAGCTTCCATTATTAAATCATCACAAGCTTCTTCAAGAGTTTCAAGTTTATTAAGTTTTTTGCCTTGTTCAGTTTTAGCTACCTCTCTTTCAGCAAACTTCTCACTCCACTCTCTCATTTGTTCACGACATTTTTCAGAAGTAATTTTTTTACTTTCGCCATTTCTAAATTCATAATTTAATGAATCTCTATATGCTACATTACTCCTACTATGTTTTTTAAAAAAGCTAGTAGCTGACCTAACTGCGTTGTCATGCTCTAGTTCTGCTTTAGCTAATTGGTCTATAACTTTATCAGCACCAATTTTTTTTGACAAAGCTACATATCCTTTTTGCGCCATGTCAGAAACTAAAGACTTCAACATTAATTTTTCATCTTCAATTAATGGGTTTAGTTTTTTTCTTACTTTTTGTCTTAAATGGTCTTGCGTTCTTACTTGTACTCCACTCATAACTACCTTTCTGTTGTTAGTTTTAAAGTGTATGTTTTATGTGAGGAAAAACATACAAAAACCCAAATTTCATTTTAAGGTTTGAAATTCAAACTTACCTAATTATTTTTATATTACCCTTGACTAGCCACCACTATTACAGATGGACATTACAATCTAAAGCAGTTCTTTGGACATCTTAAAAAACAATTAAAAATTCTTTTAGCCAATAGTGAACCCTCCACTATTTTTACAAAAATCAGCAAACTCTTTTACATTTTCTACTGAAAAAGGATAACTTGCGTCAGAATTTCTTTTTTTATAAATTCTATCCCATGTTTTTTTGTCATCTATTGGAAAATCGCATGGTGCAAGATTTTTCTTCTTCATTTTCTTGCATACTCTTTTAGAAAAAAGAGATAATTCTTTTTCAACTTTGTCGTTCTGAAGCTCTAAAGTCTTTCTTCTTGCTTCATAGGTTGCTTCAAATCGTTTAGTATGACCTTTTTTTATTAGCGCATTTAATTGATTAGCAATTTGTGTAGCATGTTCTTCATCAACTATATATTCATCATTATACGACCAATTTTTTTTATCTTTTTCATCAATAACTTTCGTATGTTCTAATACATAGAAAGCTAAAGGTCGCCACCACCAAACATTATTTCTAAAATAAGTACCAGATTGAGAAGTATATTTTTCTCTTTCTTCAAAATATTTTTCTACTTCTTCTTTTGATAAGTCGTGTAATCTATCTGGTCTTTCTGGTGCTTGCACTTTTATATTTTTTGGGTTTAGCCCTGTTAAATCAAATCCCATAATTACCTTTCTGTTAGTTAATTAATAATTATCCCATGAATATAGGATAAAATAGTAATGTCAAGTATAAAAAGTAATTTATTTGAAAATAAAATAGACCAATAAAGCTAATAAAATAAGGGTTGGAACAGGGTAAAATACTAATAATCTAATAAAAAGAGCAAAAATTGTTTCCATAGTGTAAGTAGGAATAAGGATAATTTTTTAAAAATCAAGAAGTAAATTTTTTTATTTTTGAATAGATAAAAGACCATAGCACTACCAACAAAAAAGCAATCAACATTAACCCAATAAAGAAAAAATAAATAATATTAAAGAAGGCAGTTTCAAGAAAAGTAAATATTTTTTTTATCAAATTTTCTTAATTTCTTTTATTACTGAATTAGGAATAATTGTAGAATTTCCAATAGTTTCAATTCTTTTTTTATCTTCGGATAAAGAATAATCGCCAAATATTCTAGTAATACCTTTAGATTGAGATAATAAATGTCCTTTAGTAATACAGGTTGCTAAAGTGCTATTTTTTATTTGTTCAAAACTACTCCATGAGCTATCACTAACAATATCAAACCACTCAACAGAAACCATAGGATATTTTTCTATCTCATTATAAATTTTTTTTGGGATAGAAATTTTTTTATTTTTTTTAAAATTTTTTTTTAATCTATTTTTTCTCATTCAAATATTCCCATAAAGATAGTCAGCTATTCATTTTATTTCCCATATGGATAGTCACCTGTTCATTTTATTTCCCATATGGATAGTCACCTATTCATTTTTATTTGTTGTTAACACAGAAACAATGCCGATTGAAGTATTTAAATGGCTGTTGTGAACCTCATTAAAAACAGTCATCCAATTATCTGTTCTAAGTAATTTCTTTTGGCGTAACGTCAATGATGTTTTTGGCTTCTCCGATTTTACCTTCAAGTTCGGATAACCTCTTTTCAAGTTGCTCACGACTCATTCCCTCCAATCCAACATGTGTAACTTCTTTCTTATCTACAAACATACCGGCCATTTGACCAGATCTATATTCAGCATTTACTGCTACTGAAAATTGTTTTTTGTCTTCTGCTTTCTTACTTAATGTTTCAAATCTTTTATATTTTTTTAATTTATCACCTTCATGTTTTTTTAACTCTTGGTTATACTTCATTTCCATATAACGCACTACATGAGGGTTCTTGTTAGGATCGGTTAATCTGCTCGCAATCTCTGTCGGGCCCTCTGGTTTATTAGATTGATACCCGGCTCTCTTTGCTGCTTCAACTTTACTTATCTCTCCCCAATTACTTACATATATATCTACAAACGCTTTTTGTTTCAGCGTTAATTCAGAAGTAGATTTTAATACATTTTTTCTTTTGGGCATTCTTGACCGGATACTATCATAATTTTTTCCCAATACACTTCCTTACAAACAATTTTTTATAAAAATTTAAGCACAAAATGCCTCCTCTGTATCTTATTTCTGTCATATTCCTAAAACTGTCTAGGAATTTCCCAGTGTTTTCCCAGTGTAAAATGCTCTAGAAGTATTGATTTAATTAGGATTTTCCTAGTTTCCTAGAAAAAAGTCTGTTTTAAAAAAAAAAAAATAAAATGTTTGTAAGAAACAGTATTGGGAAAATGAACCGGGAGCCGTGGGACGTGGTTCCTGTACCCACTATAATTATCGAAAAAAAATTTTTCGCTTTCTAAGAATCAACGGTCACGAACCACGAGGTTTGACAAAGGGTATTCAATAACGTAATACTGAAGTAAGCAAAAATTTTCATTTTTGCCTCTTTGTTAGTTATCTAGGTCATTATCTTTTTTTAAAATTGTTTCAATAATGGCCTAGAAATACTTCTTGTAATTTCTGAAAATACGTATATCTATATAGATATGTTTCATATATCTAATATGAACCTTTCTGTCTTAGGCGGTGCTAAAGATAGCTCCTTAATGCCGCCTAAGTTAAAATCCCCCTCAGAGTTAAAATTTTTTTATCCGCCGTGACTAAAATCTTTTAAGAATTTATCTACATAGACATTATCTGCATCCATAATCTGTCTTCTTTTGTTTTCAATATTTCTTCTTAATTCTCTCCTGGAATCTAAATCACTTTCTTCCTTAAGTCTTTGAAATAACTTACTATATTCGTGCCAAAGAAAATGCCTTCGTTTAAACTTTATCAGTCCATCTCTTAAAGCTTTTAAATATCTATACCTAACGTTATCCGGTTCCCAACCTGCCCACCAACAAATTTGTTCGAAGTCTTTAGATCTCGCTATCCAGAAATGAGCATCGCATTTATTGAGACTTGATTTTCTATCCCCGGATAATAATCTAACATCTTCAAAAGCATTTAAGATTACATGCCGCCAAAGTTTTTGTTCATTACATACATGATTTTCAGCAATTATATCAGACGCAATATTAGTGCCCATAAGCTTTAACAAGTCTAGAGAGTAGATCACGGTAATGGCCTTTCGATTTTCTTAAATGTAAACGATCGGCGACCTCGTAATGTTTATAGACATCATCAATTAGTATTGTGATGGCAGCACCTTCTAAGTTAGTGTCAGAGATATACGATTGTATATCTTTGAAATCTTGAAACATCTCTTTTTTAGTATAGTTATCCATTCTCATATTTTAACATCTTCTTTTCGATATGAGCTTATGTCAATAACGTTGGACTTGTTATTTTTTATTTTTACTATTACTTTTTTTGTTTGCTTTGTTTTCTTGCTGTGAAAAGAATATAGATCATTGGAGTCGGTTAAGAATTGTGGACCTAATTCGGTGTAACCAAATTGAACCCCATTAAGTAAAGAAAAAACTACGGTTTGATATAGTTTAAATTGATTCGGTGTAAGCTTCTCTGCCGCTAAGACAGAAAGCCTAGTTAAATCAGTGATACCATCCTTTTTCTTTCCCATTAATATAATCCCATGCAATTTTAAATAACATAACTTGTTGTGATTCTGATTGTTGGCCGTGAAACGTGGTTCCTGCTCCGTTGCAAATAATACAAGAAACTATCGACTTAGAAAAAGGTGTAATAATATATCCTGTACCTTCGCAGTCTTTACATTTATTGTAGTTGCTTCTATTAACACTCATATAAAAAAAATAATTTAGTTGCAAGTTAAAATTATAAAATTAAATTTAGATGGGATCAATGGGTTGGCTTATAACCCACGACAAAATTAATATAAAAGTTCGGAATTAAAAGCTATTACACTCTTTCTTTCACTCGCATTTGTCTTAGAAGAATGCAAAATATATGCAGGAAAAGTAATGATTTGGCCCTCTTTAACTTCATATTCATACTCTTTGTTGTTAACTAATATAGAAGTTTTAAAATTTAAATCGGGAAGTTCTAAAAAATAAACATTAGTTAAATTAGTTCTAGGATGAGTATGATAAAAATGACGAGAACCTTCACCATATTGCTGGAACCAAGTTGCACTATTAGCGATATTTTTTACATTAAAATATTTCTGGTGTTCTGCTATACAACGATTTCCAATGTTATCCCAAAAATATTTATGATATTTTCTTTCGAAGTTTGGAGGAAGGTTATAATCTGTTTTGCTTACATCTTCGTAAGGGTTATTAGGTATCTCATTAATTAAATCTAATATCTTATCTTTATGCCGGTCATGATCCGGAACATCATAGATTAAAAGTTCAGTTTTAAGTTCTTTTGTTTGCATATTTTTTAAAGTGACACATCCATAACCAATTCCAAAAAGAACCACCTCTTCTTATATGAAATCTATTTAACCATTTAATTTCTGTTGGTGTATCTTTACCATATAAATTTTCTGTGCTTTTAATATCATACTCAACTTGTAATTTTTTTCTTTCTGGCTTAGAGAGTGCCATAAATAATTTATATGCTTTTCTATTATTTTTCATTAGATCTCTACAATTATATTTAAATTAATTCTATATGTTTCTGTTGATGGCCCATGTCCAGCATGAGGTAATTTACTTTTAAAAATTTTTGCTTCATCTTTCTTATCTTCTACTTTCTCGTCTTCAACCTGTAAGTAACCATCACAAGTATTAAAAGAATAAATGATAGTCAGAAAATTTTCATCTTTGTGGTCTATATGCATATTACATTTTTGATCTTTTGTATAATAGTTCCACATAAATCTCTCTATACGTTTATATTGTAAATTAATTTTTTTACATATTAACTCGGTGATTATAAATGCATACATATTAAGTTTAATTTCATTTTCATTTTTAGGTGGTATTGTACATTTACTCATACCTTCAAATTGCATATTATTTGTAAAAAGTTTATTTTGACTTTCTTTTGTTGTGCTCCCTATTTCAAACTCCAAAGATTTTAATTCGTTTTTAATGGTATCAATAATGTTATCGGTTAATATATAATTAACTTTTTGTATTTTCATTTTTATTAAATTGTTTATTTGTTTTATCTCTATATTTTTCTGCCGTAGTTTTATCAGTGAAAGCTTTAGAGTTAAAGGAATGCTTATTTAATCTCTTTAATAGAGTAGATAAATTAATTCTTTCTAATCTTTTTTTACCATGTCGTACTATGTATATCTTCATTAGTTTTGGGTTTCTTGACGCATTTTTAAAAATCTAAATTTTGCAATTTTTAACATACGGTCAAATAAAGGTTCTGCTTTGACCGTATGTATTTTATTTCTTAATTCTCCGTTAACATATAACGTAACGGTGTCAGTAGTATGATCGAGTTCAATTGTAAAAAACTCTTTAGCTTTTATTTTTTTTGGGTCCATCTTTCGATTCACCACCATTTAAAAGTTTTTTCTTAAAAGCTTCTGGTGTCATCTTATGTTTTTTAGCTTGATGCCCAACATAGTCATTGAGAATTTTAGAGATCATTGCTCCGGGAGCTCTAAACTTTTCTATACACATGCCTTTAAGAATTAAATAATCTTCTTTTTTAATTGCAACGGACTTCCATTTATTTATGTCCATCTTTAACCTCCATATCCGGGGTTAACTTAAGAACATCTAATTTTAATCTCATGTCTTTTTTATCTTCGACTGTTTCGTAGATATTTAAAAGTTCTTTAAGTTTATTATTTTCTTCTGTTAACTTTTTTAGATTTTTTTGAAGTTCATCTAAATTGTTAAACAGACTTTTCATCGCTTCTTCTAATCTACCTAGCGAATCTAAATTACCTTCGGGTTGTTGTCCTAATGGTAAGTCTAAGCTAACTGTAGGTAATATTTTCTCTTTTAGTTTATTTAATGTCAGTGCCATTTATGTCCTCCTTTGTTGGTTCATTGTTTCGGCCTTCGATTTCGTCTTCTACTAAGATTGTTGCAATAGTTTTAGAAATTGGATAATGTTTTCTTCCTATCCCATCTATAAAATGTATATTTGCAATACCATCTATAAGCATATCCAAATGTAATGAATCTTCAATAGGGCTACCAAACACATCGCTTGTTGGAATAGCCGCTAATTGTTTATCCAAATCAGTTATGATATTCTCTAGTATAAGACTTTTACTTTTTAATTGCTTCATGAAATCTTACATATATGGGATAAACAAGAAAGTCAAATAAATTATGAAATATATTTTAACAATTTTATTATGTACGGCAGTAGAAAAAACATGCCTTCCTCCTCATACATTTGAGGAAACTTACCCCGATATATATACATGCCACTTAGACGGGTATAAAAAATCGATAGACAAAATTAAAGAAATAGGTAGTGTAGAAGTAAATAAGCATCAAATTTATACATCATTTTGGTGTAGGGAGTTAAAGACTATTTAGAATGATTCTAAAATATATACTATTAGGTACTTTATGCTGGAATTTTCCAGATACAGGTACTCAATGCTCACAATATCTAGTAGATGACCTCTCAGATGGTGCTATATGCAAGGAAAGAGCTTTAGCTGTTGGTAGGCACAATAAGGCCAAGATCAAAGAATTAGGGGGTTCTATGGAAGAATACAACGTACATTGCATGGCTATTGATAAAGAAGGATATAATGTTGACGAATCCTTTAGAATATCTTATACTATCTTATGAAGGCTTATCGTATCCAAGCGAGAGTGGGAGATTACTACTTAGATCATAAGCTAGAAGCTGAGAATGATCGGGATGCGTTAAATAAGTTTTCTAAAGCAGTAGACTCGGGGACTGTAAAAACTGAAGATGAAGGTTTTTATGGAAATAAAGATGGGAGTAGAGTTTACATAACATACGAGGAGATCGTAAATGTTGAGCCCGGAAAAGATAAAGTTGTTGAAAGAACTTCAACACCTTGAGCATAAATGGTCGGCTGAGTTAATGACCAATGGTAATTGCACAGTTGATATGCTTAAGACAGAAGCTGATATTAAATCAAAAAGAAATGCGATTAAATATCAAGATGTACAAGAAACTTTAGCCTTCGCTGGTTAATTTTTCTTAGCTTTAATAAAAGGAAACTTTTGTCCTAGGGCTTCTATCGGTTTTTTAAACTCATAGTGATTTATAATTTTAAATAATTTTTCTCTTTTACTTACTGAATAAGGTATAAATAATTTTGCTAATTGAAGAGCTTTTTGGTGAGAGCATCGCCACCTCCATTGATCCTTTTTAGCTAGAGAACCTTTTGGAATTCCTTTAAAATTAATAGAGCCTACTTTAACAATATCATAAAAATTTTTTATACAATCTAAATCTGCCATAGCTATTTCCATTGCAATATTCCATTTAAGATAAACTTTACCACTTGGTTTTTTACATTTGTATTGCGCATAATTAATATTACCTTCTCCATCAAATAATCCTGCAGCGTAAGCAATCATATCTTTGTTATCGTGTGGAAAATTTTTTTTATTTTGCATCTCCCCAACTTTCTCCTAGACCATAATCAACTACACTTGGTACTTTAAATTCAATTGCATTTTGCATAATTTTTTGTATTTCTTTTGCATGCTTATCATCTTTAATATTAAAACATAATTCATCATGTATTTGTAACATTGGTAAGTGCCCAGCTTTATAACAATCCAACATAGATTGTTTTGTTTGGTCTGCAGAGGAACCTTGGATTAATCTATTTAAAGCTTTATAGGTGTAAGCTCTTTTAATATTATCTTTACCATATTTTGCAACTGCATCTTCATATTTTTCTGCCATATGTAAACCAAAATCTCTTGTTTCCCACATATCAAATCTGCACTTCCTTCCTTTTTTAGTTCTAATAACTCCTCTATCATCCGCTGCATATTTACATCTATCAGATAATTTTTTAACAAAAGGAACCTTCTTGTTATATTTAATAATTAATTCATCTGCTTCTTCCTTGGTAACACCTAAAGAATTAGCTAATTTATTTTTTCCCATTCCATACATCAAACCTAAACCAATTGTTTTAGCTTGAGTTCTTTCTATACCTACAAGATCTGCAACTGTTTGGTGGAAGTCTGCACTAGCATTTTGATAAGCAGCTACTAACTCATTAGATCCTTCATAACCATCCCCAATTGAAGCTGCATAGTGAACCGTCATTCGTGGTTCTTGTTGTGAATAGTCAAAGCTTCCCCATTTATAACCTTCTTCCGGAATAAATAAGCTACGAATCTTAGGACCAAAATCTTTGTTTCTAGCTGGAACCTGTTGTAAATTTGGATTACTCATACTTAATCTACCCGATACTGTTCCTCCATTGTCTCCTCTTAATTGATTTATCTCCCCATGTATTCTCCCATTTATTTGGTATTTCATAATAGAGGCTAAAAAAGTTCCATGAAATTTATTGACCTCTCTTGCTTGAACAATAAGTTGTGCTATCTTGTTTTTATTATTAATCAACCAATTTTGAGTAAAGGAAGGTTCTTTTGTTTTTTCAGTACGTGGGTATTCTAGCTTCAACTTATCAAAAGCTTTGGCAATCTGGCGTGGGGCCCAAATGTCTATGTTTATTCCTGCTTCTTTTTTTATGGCCGATAGTAATCCTTTTTCTTGGTGCATCATTTCTTTTTGTAATTCTTGAGCTTTTTCCACTTGCACTCTTACTCCTCTTTGGCGCATTTTAATTAGCATCGGAAGTAGTTGTTGTTCCATTTCCCAAACAGTAGTTAAACTTTGGGTTATTATTTCTTGTTTAAATCTTTGCCATAATTTTAAAGTTAATTCTGCATCTTGTTCTGCATAATATCCAACATGCTCTGCGGGTAGTTTCCACATTTCTGCTTTAGGATCTATGCCATGAGCTGCAGCCGCTTCTCTTAATTCTGTTTCAGCTTTTATTTCATTTAAGTAATCAATTGATAATGCATTTAATGAATATGAAAATCTATTCTCATCTACTAATGCTGCCGCTATCATTGTATCAACTATCTCTCCATTTACTTTTATTCCCGATGCTTCTAGCCAACCAACATCATACTGTGCATTGTGAAATATTTTTGTAGAAGGAAGTGCGCATACATCTTTCATATATTTTTTTACTTGTTGAGGTATCATATTACCACCACCTAAATGTCCAAAAGGAAAATAACCTTTCCATCCCTCAACAGCTACTGCAAATCCTACAATCTCTCCTTTACCTAAAGCCCATCCAGCCCCAAGTTTTTGATTAATACCATCATCCCTAGTTTCTAAGTCAATAGCTATTTCTTTATAACTAGATAAATCTTTATATTCACTAGGTGTATTCCACATAGATTTTTTAAATGTTAATGTAAGTTGAAGACCGTTCATTATATACTTTTAATATTATTAGTATTAAAAGCAACACTTATTCTTTCTACCTCTGATTTAAAAGGAGCAACCGTATGTTCTAAACCTGCAGGAAATATATAGATATCTCCTTCTCTTGGAAATTCACCGTGAGAACCTATAAAATAGGAAGGCTTATAAGATAATAGATTAAAGGTTATAGATCCCGGGCCAGCATCATTTCCCATAAATTTGTTTTGTTCTTCTTGTAGTTCTTTAGGTACATTTAAATATATAACTCCAGAGAACACACATTTAGAGTGAGTGTGTAAAGGATTAAAGTCTCCTTTCTTCATATAATTAACCCATGCATCATTTATACCTTGTTTCTTACATTGTTGGTTATAAAACCTTGAATAACCATCATAAAACAAATCAAAAGTGTTTTTTAAAATACAATTTAACTTTGCCCGATCTATTGAATATTCATTATATATATGACCTGCTAAGTCATGTCTTTTACTATTCTTTTGATCCTTACTACATAAAGATTTTATATCCTCTATTTCTTTTTGAGATAATTTTGCTTTAAACAGAATAGGACCAAAGGGTAATACTTTATATGAGTTACTTATCATCTTTTATTTTTAAAATTTCTAGTTGGCAGTAGTGAATTATTTTTTCCAAATCTTCTATTTTATTTTTAAATAAATATCTACAAACATACTTCACAACATTTCCTTGAAAGAAAGATAAGTTATTTTTACTTATAAATTCATAGGGCTGAATTTTAAAATTTTTATAATGGTTTCCTCCGATTTGTTTATCTTGCGGAAAAGCATCTTCAAGTAAGTCTTTATTTGTCATTTTTCTCCTGTATATAAACTAAATAATCTTGTCCAATAGGATAGTTAAACTTATAGTCACTTCTTAATAAATGTAAAGTTTTTCTTGCTCTAGTTACCCCAGTGTACCAAACCTTACGTTCATCACTTTTTTCCTGTTTATTTTTTTTAGAGTAATCAGATGGATAGTTACCTTTACTATAAAGAACCACATGGTTTGCTTCTCCACCTTTAACAGAATGTATTGTATCAATGGTTACTAAAGGTTCTTTATCTAATTCTTTTTGTCCATACCTCCTAAGTAATCTTATAAAGTGTCTTACTTGTTTAGGTTTAAAATTTCTTCTTAATATCCAAAACCAAGGTTTTTGTTTTTGATTATTTTCTAATGTTAATCCACACCATTCTTTTAAATCTTTAAAATTATATTCTTTAAAATCGGGTTCACTTCTCCAAAACTTATCTGCTCTATATCCGGGATCTTCTAATTCTCTAATATACTTATACATATTCTTTGCTGCTTTCTTATCTAGCTTTTTACCTTTAGTTATTGCCGTCCATGCTTTAATTGCTTCCCATTGTTTTTGATCAAAACATTTAGTACCTTTATTATCCTTGTAATAAAGGCCAGCATCTTTAGCTAACATTCTTAATTCATTAACAGTTTCATTAATGCGTCCTAGGATGTACCAATCTTCTTTAAATGTTTCAAAAGGTATTTCTTTAAAAGATAAATAAGCTTTAACATAACCTTTAGTACCTCCCGGTAAATATTCTTTTTCTTCACTATCACTAATACCTCTTCTAATTACTTGAGAGAAACGATGTATAGCTTCTCCAAATCTTTGAGTCTTTCTTAATTTTACTTTACGTCCTGGAAAAAAAGTTGTGAAGTATTTTGGATCTGCTCCATTCCATTTATATATTGCTTGATCGTCATCCCCGGCTAGATATATTCTTTTAACTTTAGAAGCCATCTTATATATAACCGACCATTGAAGAGGAGTGCAATCTTGAGCTTCATCTAATATTAAAACTTTAAGTGAAGGAAAGTCTATTTCTGTTATAGCTCTTTCAATCATATCATCAAAATCTATAAATGATCTTTCTCCCCCTCCACTTTTATAATGTTCATATGTACTAATCTTTCTAAGAAATACAGTTAGAGAATCTCTTTTATAGCTTTCTCTTTTGTAAGCATCTGCTGGAGGAATTAATAAATTTCTTGCTTTACTATATACACCAAGCGACCAGTCCTTATACATAAAGTTATCATCAGCTAATCTCTTGTCACTTGTTTTAATTACTTTTGTTTTTAACGCAAAATCTATTGTACAATCTTTAGGATCAAATACTTCTTCTGGAAAGTATCTTCGACAATAAGTGTGTAGAGTTTTAAATCTTGAAAAGTCATCGGTAGTGTAATTGGGAAAAGATTCCATAGCTCTTCTAACTGCAGTATTAACTGCTTTGTTAGTAAAAGATAGATAAGCTATATCTTGAGGCTTTATACCTTTTCTTAAATAACTTTTTAAAACTTTTTCAATTAAAGTATAAGTTTTCCCAGTTCCAGGAGGCCCAAATATTTTTACTGTTTTATGGTATAGCTCCTTTAATATCTTAAGTTCTGAACTTTCCTGTGTGGAATTCTTCATCCATCTCCGATACTGTTTTCTTTTTGTCTTTTATTTTTATAACTTTTTTATAATCTACAAACTTAGGCATTTCAACAGACCAAACATTTTTAACTCCTTCGTGATAATCTATTCTTTCACAACCTAATAAGTGCATTGCTTCAGCAGCGCTTTTAAATGTTTTGTCATTACCTAAAAATTTTTCAAATGTAATTTTTTTAAAATAACAAACATTTGTTTTAGAATCTAACACTACATAGTTATCTTGCAGCTTTTCAAAATCATCCTCTTCAATATGACTCTCAAAGAATTTTTTAAGGAAGTTATATTTCTCTTCCCCTAAAGTATCTTCAAATTTCATTTTCTCATTCTCAACTGCTTTCTTAACCATTGTAGACATAAGCATTTCAAATGGAGAAGCTCCAGACCTTGGTCGTGGTAAAGTTATCCAATATATTCCATATCTTAAAAGTTTAACTCTAAATGATTTTTCATCTTTCATATCTTCTGGGCCAATAACAATTTTTTCTCCTTGAAACGAAAATGAATATTCAATTGATTTTGTACTTCTAATAAATTCAATATCTTCAAAGTCATCAATTAAATCTGGAACTTGAGATCCTATTCCTAACTTTCTAAACTTACATAAATCTTTATTACATATAGGTGTAATAGCTCCTAGCTTAGGTGGACATTTATAATTATAATCTTTTTTAATTACAGATTTAGCTACAGAGTTTTCTACTTCTCTAGGATCCATTGGTGTAACAAAAATTTCTTGATTTCTTTTTTGAAGGATTGTTCTCATTTCTTCAATATTAATTTTGCCATCAGACTTTTTCATTTCAAGAACACCAACATTATAAAGTAAATCATTTCTATGATTGCCCGACCATTTATCCATAATCATTTTTTGAACACATGGAGGATAATGTTTCCAATCTTCTTCGGGCTCATATTCTTTTACTTTAATATTTTGTAATTGTTCTAAAGATAAAGTTTTACTTTTAATCATTTCTATAAAAGAACCAATCATTACTGGAGTGTTGGTTTCATTATAAGCAAACTCAGTTGTAGCATTCATATTAAAGTAAGGCATGTTCATACACTTATTCATAGGAAACACTTCTAATGCTTGAAAGAAATTTTTATTCCATTCATTTAATTTTTTTAATACTTCTTTTACAGGATACCAATTATCTAAAAATAAAAATAAATGTAATCCACCGGATTTTGATCTAACTGGAACTAATGGTAATCGATTATCTCTAAGTATGTTTATTACTTTCTTTTGTGAATAGTCTTTGTAGCTTTGTGGATCTATATCTATACAACCCCACTTACATACATCACCCTTCTCGGGTTTGATGCCGATACGTTTCTTACCTTCTAAATGTTCCTTCCATATTTCAAGAGTAACTGGTTCGTGAACCGTGATTGTTTGGCCAACCGTCTTTCCCCGTTCATCTACCTCTCCGGTGAGAGAGGTAGTAATGAACAGTTCAGAATTACCCTCAAAAATTTTTAAGAGCTCCTGTTCCATAATTTAAAACGGAACAGATTCTTTATTATTATTTCCTTGAGCTTGATTCTCTGCAGTAAAGTCAACTTTACCAAAGATATCACTCTTCATGGCACTCTTATAAAAGCCTTGAGTAGTTTCTAAACATTTAAGATGTTCGTTAGTGTTTAAAAATTTATCAAACTCTACTACCCAACCATACCAAGAATTTTGTGAATTAGATTCTTTGGTAGTAGTTAGTCTATATGCAGAAGACCAAGATGGTGGATTAAACATTCCATTTTTACCTTGGACTCTTCTAGACATAATCATAGAGTTCCATGTTTTAGACTTTTTCTTTTGAGTGGATTTCATAGCAATCAATGCTTGTTCAATTGGATTATACTCTTCATCCAAAATGAAAACAAAATGATTTCCAGTATCTTCAACATAGTTACCATTCTTTAGTCTATCTTTATTGTCTGCACCTCTAGTAGTTTCAGACATGATAGCTGGATCAGTATGAATACCTACTGGTCTTCCCGGACTGTCCCCTTTGTCTTTCCACTCATTAAAAGTGTTTATATAAAGACAAGGTACTACTATTAGTCCTTGTTTACCTTTCCAAACTTTACCAGATGTTTCACTCCATATGTCTCCTTGCTTTGCAGTCTCAACATACTTACCATCAGTCTCATCCAATACTGGAGAGTTAGCGTAAAGTATTTTTAGGATTGGTAGTTTTTGATCTCGAGCTGTTACAAACTCTTGACCTTGACCCGCCATCTGCTCTAAATTAATTGCAGTAGGAAGGTTGTCTTTTTTGGTTGTCATTGCTTTTTTTTCTATTTGCATGATTATTCCTTCGTGGTTATTTTAGTTTTACTTGCAACATAAGTTCCAAACAGTTCAACAGGTACATCTTTTCCAAGATCTTGAATTTGTTCTCTAACAAATCCTCTAAGACTACTTGGATGCACAGATGTTTTTTGTTGTACTGCAAGTCCCTTCTGCTTCAGCTCTTCTACAAGTGCTTTAGCTTCATTGTCTTGCTTCATTCCAAATTCCATAGATACTTGGTTTTTAATCAAATCTCCATGGCCATTTTCCCTAAGCCAGTCAAAAGCTTCTTCACTTTTAGAGGCCGGTATTCTAGCTGAATAGAATGGCTTAACTTCGACAGACGAACCGTCTGCTAATTTAAGCATCGAGATACCAGCTTGTTGCATTAAGTTTGGAATTGTTTGCTCAGAAAGAGTAGTTTCAACTTCTTTTAACTTTTTTAGTTCTTCTTCAGCCGTTGATATTTTTTTCTGAGTTTCCAATAACTTATTGCAAGATTTGGCAATGTCTGATGACATGCCAGTATCTACCGTTACGATAGATTCTGCTTCTAAGTCCATAAGAACCTCCTTGTGTCAGAATCAATATATTATTTATTTGATATTTGCAAACAAATAATTTAAATAATTCTTCGTGTATAATTATAAAACAAAACCGTTTAAACATCAAAGACAATCACTAATTGAAGGGGCTAAACCTTACAATTTTGCCTATTTTATGGAAATGGGAACTGGTAAAACTAAGGTGGCTATTGATAATGCTGCTTATTTATTCCAAGCTAAAAGAATTGATTTTGCATTTGTTGTTGCTCCTAATTCAGTTTATCAAAATTGGAAAAAAGAAATTGACTTTCATTGTCCAGAAAAAACTAACATTTATATTTGGAAGGTTACTAAAGATAAGGAATTTAAATATGAGCCCGACAAACTAACCTTTATTTTAATGAATGTTGAAGCTTTATCTCATGCATCTGGTAAAAAATGGCTTGAGAAGAAACTATCAGTGCACGGTATGAGAAGTCTATTTATATTAGACGAAAGTACATCTATTAAAAATTTAAGAGCTTCTAGAACTAAAGCTTTAATTAAATTAGGTCAATTAGCTAGATATAGAAGAATATTAACTGGATCCCCTATAACTAAATCACCTTTAGATTTATTTTCTCAATGTGCTTTTTTAGATAAAAAATTATTAGGGTATGATAGTTTTACAGTTTTTAAATCTAGGTATGCAGTTATGTATAGTATTGAAAGAGGTGGATATAATATACAAATTCCTAAATACTATATTAATTTAGAAGAGCTTGAATATAAACTAAAAAATTTTTCCTATAGGGTTCGCAAAAAAGATTGTTTGGATTTGCCTCCCAAGATGCATATAAAAAGAGAGATAGAATTACCTTTGGAACAAAGAGAGGCTTATGAAAAGTTAAAAGCTTCTGCATTAATTATACTTAAAAACGATGAAGTATCTTACAATAATAAACTAACTGAATTATTAAAACTCCAACAAGTAGCAAATGGGTTTGTTAAAACAAACGATGGAAAAATTATTGATTTTAAAACAAATGCAAAACTAAAAGAATTAATGAGTATATTGGAGGAGAGTGAAGACAAGTGTATTATATGGGCTAACTATGTACATAATATAGAAACTATTAAAAAGAAATTAGAGGAGACTTATGGAACAGATTCGGTGGTTTCGATTTACGGAAAAGATTCTGTTGAAGTACGTAACCGGGCTGTTGAAAGTTTTCAATCTGATGATAGATGTCGTTTCCTCATTGGGAATCCTACTGTTGGTGGTTATGGTCTCACCCTTACTGCTGCTAAGTATGTTATATATTTTAGTAATTCTTATAACTTGGAAGTCCGTCAACAAAGCGAAGATCGTGCTCATAGATATGGTCAAACTTCTCAAGTCACATACATAGATTTAATTGCAAGGGATACTATTGATGAAATGGTATTATATAATTTAGAAAATAAACTTAAGCTTTCTGCTCAGACTCTTGGGGAACAGGTTCAGAAGTGGTTTTAGTATTGTGAAACTTTTCTACTCTTTCTAACCATTTGTCTTCATACTCTTTTAATTTTTCCTCATTCATTTTAAATTCTTGATATAAAATATCTTTAGTACAAATACATATAAGACCTTGAGTAATTGGACCGTATTGTTTTTTATGAGCTAACGAATAAGCTGCTATTTGATAATAATAATCTTCAACGTATTCTTCTCTCTTTGGTTTATTACTTTGTTTAAAATCTATAATAGTTGGTTGCTGATCATAAAGTCCTACAACATCAGTAGCCCCAGCCCATCTATCTTCATAAGCAAGACTTACTTCATTACCCCAAACAGTTTTTAACTTTTCTAAATTGTTTACTATTTCATGAGCCATTAATCTTGCTTGAGCTCCATCTTGAGAAAGATTTAAATATCCTCGACCATCAATATAATTTTCAAGAACATAATGCATTTCTGTTCCTCGAGTAGATGCTTGTTTAGTTATTCTAGCTGCTTCTGCATAGCCTACTCTTTCTCTCCATTTATCTAGTCCTTGTCTTTTTTCTAGAGATTGAGTGGCAGATAGTATCGTAGTAACACTTGGTATTTTTTTATCACCTACATTATAGGTTCGTGAGCCATTCTCTTCTTGGCGGCTATATTTTTTATATTTATATTTATTTTCTTTTTTAAGATCAGTAATTATAAATTTATTATTTTCTTTAAGTAGAAGCACATGGCTTTTTAGAATACTTTGAATAAAAGAGCAACAATTAATCCTAGCATAGATGTTGTTAAAAATGCAGAAGAAGATATCATTATTTTTTCTATACGATGAATATCTGTGTGTAATTCATTTATTTTACGATTTGTTTCGCTTTGCATTATTTGGCAAAGCTTTTCGTGATCATCAATTCTTTGATGAGCAAGTAGGTCTTTACTAGAAATTTTTCTTGGCACTAACTATTCCTCCCTTATTAAAAAGGTTAAGGGCTTGCGCCAATTGATAATTAGGTTGCTGACCTCCGCCACCACCGCCTCCACCTAAAGGAAGATTAGAAGGAGTCACTTTTGGTAAAGGTATACTTCCCGAATCTTGAGTCTGAGAAGATAAAGTTTGTGTTGCTTTATTTAACTCATATGGAATAGATGGTTCAGTAGAAGGATTATATGTGTCTTCACCTGTCATAAAAGTATTGTCGGGTAGTTCACCTTTAAAAATTTTTTCTAAATTTTCTTGATTTGTCTTTATATTAGCTTGAACCATAGAATTATTTTCTTCAGAGATTACACCTTCGGCAACTAATGCAGAACCAAATTGTCCCATAAATCTTGAGAATTGATTAAAGTCTCTAGCTTTAGCACCTTTAGTTCCATCAATTAAAAATTTCATTAATCTTGGATTTGTAAATATTCTTGATAAAGCCCAAGGCGCAGCAACAAAAGCCATTGCAGAACCTGGATCTATTGCACCACCACTTGCTAAAGCTACTGTACCCAATTGAGTTAATGCACCCATTTCTTTTAATTGAATAAAGATTGTACCTCTACCGGCTTTTGCCCCGGGAGCCGTGATTGCTCCATCTGCAAATTTTAATGCATTAGTAAATTCTTTTAAGTGATCTGTTTGTTTGGCAGTAAGTAAGCCCCCCTTCTCTATAAATTCTTTAAAATCTCTTTCTACAAAATCTCTAGCTTTGTTAGCTCTTAAATATAAATACTGATCTTTCATATCTGTAGAATCAGCTATAAATTTTTTTATAAAGTTTCCTCTTATTCCATCTTTAATTTTATTCGCTTCATCAACTGGTAATAATCTCTTACCGGCTCCTTCTAGACCATCAACTATTCCAGTATCAGTCATATCTAATTTATTTAAGAAATCTTGCGCAACGTCATTTTTACCCTTAACTAATATTTGATCTAAAACTTTTTTCTGGCCGATATCGGTATTAGCTATTCTATTAAATATACCAGCATTAAACATTGGATGGCCCATTTTAGTTAGATTACTTAACTTATTATATTCTGCTCTTATCCCTACAGGTAAATTCATTTTATCTAATTCTGCTTTTAAAAGTTTTTGAATAGCTCTTCCTGTTTCTTGATAAGAAGGAGATTTTCCTCCTACACTTAAATTACGACTTAAATCTCTATACGTTTCTAACACTCTACCAAATGTAACCTGGTTATCCATTGCATCTAATTGATTAATTAAATTCAGTGAATCTTCAGTTCCTTCTTTTATAGCTTTATTAGCAATTTTGTTACGTTCTTTAGCTAGTAATGCTTTTAAACTAATTGCATCTTCTGCTTTTCTAGTTGTTGAATTCCATACATAATTTTTTCTTACACCCTCCCATGATAAATCTATTCCATAACCAGGCTTAGGAATAATTTTTCCATTAACTACTTGCTCAGTAGCTTCAGCTAACATAGGATATAAATTTTTATATCCTGTATCCAAAGCTCTATCATATCCAAGTCTGCTGTTTTTAACTGCCGTTTGAATTAAAACATTTAAACTGTTTGGGTCCAATACACCTTTATCAACTCCTTTTATAACTTGTTCTGTAAACTCATCCATAGAACCTAGTAAGCCTAATCGAGCTCCTTCTTTAGCAGTTAACATTCTACCTCCTCCAAAGAATGAAGATCCAATAATACTTTCTAAAGTATCAATTACATTATTTTCTGTAACAAGTGCTGGTGTAAGTGTACCTTCTTCAACTCTTTTAAAAAAATCTGCTCCTCTTTCAGTTGTTAATCTTTCTACATTTTTAGAAGCAAGTTCTGGGTTTTTTAAAATTTTAAGTTGCTCTTCTGTCATCTGTCCGCCAATTTTATTTTGAGTTTTGGCAATTAAATCATCTGTAATTGTTTCTCCTTTAGCAGCTTTTTCCAATAATGAATAATAAGCTTTTTGTCTTAAGACAACTTGTGAAGCAGCTCTTCCACCTTTAATCATTTGAATTTTTTGTCCGGCAACTTTGTTATAAACTTTACCTAATGCACCAGCCATACCAAAACCAAGCACTTCACCAAATCCCCCTTGGAAAGCACCTCTTGCAACTTCTTTAACTATATCTTCTTTTGGATCAAAAGTTTGTGCAATCGCAGCACCCGATCCTCCTCCAGCTGCAGCTCCAACTATACCAGATCCCATTTTAGCCACTTGTCTTGAAGATACATTTAAAAGAGGTCTTGCTATTCTTGCTATTCTTCCGGCCATAGCAGCGGTACCAATTAATGATGATCCACCTGTAAATGGAGCGGCAGCAAAACCTGCTATACCACCTACTATAGATAAACCAACTTCAGTAATAATTCTTTTAAATGTTGGGGATGCTAAAAAAGATTCTGTGTCTTTATTATACTTACCCTTTTGTGCTTCTGTTAAAACATCTTCTGGAGTAATATAAACTAAACCATCATCAATATCTTTGAGGCCAGTTTGTTCATCAGCTGTATTTCTAGCTTGTAAAAAAGTATCAATCCCTACTTGTTCTTGAGGAGTAGGCTCGTTTCCTTTTATTTCGAATGTTTGTCCTGCGACTACTATTTCTCCCATACATTACTCCGTTACTAATTTAATTGCACCACTTTTTGTTTTTTCATAACCAATAGGTACTGAAAAATCTACAAATTGACTTACACCGCCAGATTCATTAAGTATTTCTATTGCTGTTTTTAAATTACCACCCGATTGTTCTGATATGTCTTGAGCGGCACCTAAATATGTTTCAAGGGCTTCAATTTTAGCTTCAAAAACAACTTCAGTATCTCCGACTTGAGGTATTAATTCTTTTATTCTTTCTCTTTCTTGGTCTGATACTTGAGCACCAGAAATTGCTTTTGTTAAGAAAATAGTTGCTTCATCTATTTTAGTTTTAAATCCTGCATATTGTTTTGCATATTGGGTTCCAGCTGCTTTACCCATAAACCCTTTTATTCGATCAAAATCCATAAATCCAACTGGTTTTCCTAAATCTTTATAATCCTGTGCAATGCTACCTAAAAGTTTTCTTGTAGATTGAAAACCTCTTCTTTCTTCTAATTCTTTTGATGTAGGTTTAGATACAACAGTAATTTTACCGGTTGCATCTATTTGAGCAACAGTTCCCTTTGGAAGTTTATATTCTGCGAGTTCTGCTTCTCCCAAAGTTCTTACACCTTTTCCCGCCCCTTTTTGTTTTTCTACAGCTAATATAGTGGAAGGCATTTTACCCATTCCTTCACCTAGAGCACTAAAGACTGGGGAAATACCAGAACCTTTAGCTTGTAATAAAGGAGCAGCAAAAGTAGCTGCGTAGATAGCTTTTTCTTTTGGTGATAGCATACTAATTCCACCTGTAGCAAAATGTTTTACTTTAGGTTTTAAAGATTTAAAATATCTATCTTTGAATAATTTTCTTGTTAATACTGAATCCATTACGAAGCCTTTGGTTGCATCATGTTGTATGTAGCATAAGCTCCAAGTCCCGCACCTAATGCTTGCCCAATTGGATTAGCGCCGGGAGCCGTGGTTGCTGTAAGTGTACTCTGTGTTGTTGGTAAATTTGTCATAATACCTTTTAAGAATTCTATTCTTTGATAAGGCTCGTATGCTCTTTGTAATGCAGTTTGTCTTGCCGCATCAAGGCCAGCTTGTCCAACACCTCTTTGTAAAGCACCTGCTTGCATTTGTGCTTGGATGTCCGCAAGAGACATAGCTTGTTGTTGAGCACCTATTTGTCCTAAAGCTTGTCCGGCACTTAATTGTTGTTGTCTTTGATTTTGTGCTGCCGCTAATGCAGTTTGAAAACCTTGAGCTTGAGCTGCACCAATATTTGCCAGTCTTCCTCTTTCAATTTCTGCTTCGGCAATTCCTTGTCTGCCTCCTCCAAATGCACCGCTTTGAACAGCTTGAGCTCCTAATCTATTTGTTGCCATTTGAGCTTGTCTAGTTATTTCATCAGTTACATATGATTGATAAGGATTTAAAAATTGATTTATATTTGGCGCACTTACTCCTGCTGCAATCTGTCCAATACCACCTAAAACTGTAGGAGCACCTACACCTGTTTGTCCTGCTTGAGTTACAGCTGCTTGTTCAATTCCGGATAAAGGTGCAACTTGAACTGCCGGTAATGATACTGGCGAAGTTGCTAACTTAGCTGCTTGATCATAAAGTGAAAGTTTTCTAGCTTCAACTCCTGGAGCTTCTCTTTGTGTAACAGTTGATGATCCCGATTGTTGTGGAGCACTTCCGCCGCCACCACCAAAAATAAAACTCATTATTTAATCTCCTTTGTATATAAATATCTTTTTACATCCCAACCTTTTGTTTTTAAAAAAGGCTGCCATCCAGGTCTTGCATGCACCGCTACTCTTTTACATTGTGTGCTCTTAGCTAAACCTTCTATAGTATTAGCAAGATCATCTTGCCATAATTCTCTTTTTTCCCCTTTTAATAAAATTACTTCACATTGATTAAAGTTAGGAAGGGCCGTGATTCGTGTTACACAAACACCGAATACTTTATATTTAATCTCATCATCTGAGCCAAACATAATGAATAGCTGCAGCTGTCCTTGTTTAATCAACTTCTTAAGATCTAAAATACTCATAGGATCTCCATCATATTTTAAACCTTCTCTCAACATAAAGTCTACCAAATTCCAATACTCATCTAAAGATGATGGAAATATTTCAAGCACTTCTACTTGCTTTTTTATTTTATTTTTGTGTGTTTGCATTGACTAAATCAAAAACCCTTTTTAAATCTTTTTGTTGTTTATAAAAAAAATTAGCACCCGCTTTTCTCATACTCTTAAAATTTTTTGGATCACCTCCGGATAATATACCAGCTCCTAATACTGCATCTGCTCTAGATACAAACTCTCCGTCTGCTAATTGAGCCAGCATGGTATCTTCATCTTTATCTCCTACACCACTACCATCTTCAACATAGCCTTCTGCTCTTACATAATTATTAAAATCATTCTCGTCATGACTGACTTTAGATGGTAAATAACTTACACCACCAGTATTAAATTTTTTTACAACTTCTGCTAAACCACCTTCGTTTGCATAAAACATATTTTGACCGTATATTTCAGAATCGGAAGGTAATGCCGAAGAACCCGGTTCAAAGCCACCTTCTAATTTTTGTGACTGTTCTTTGTAAGCTTGTTTATAATCTTCTTCAGTGAATTGTGGTTTTGCTGTTTCTTCTTCGCCTTCTAAAAATGGAAGTAGCATTGAAGCAGTCATTAGTTGACCGCCTGTTCCCATTCCTTTTAATCCAGAGCCTTTCATAGCTGCTGCGATTGCTTCTTCAGAAGCACCTTTACCTAAAGCTTCTTTAGCCGCTACTTCACTCATACCTTTTTTACCAAGTACAGAGCCTATACCGCTAAGTGGTTTACCTTGTCCTATACTTCCTAAAAAACCTCCAGAACCGCCTAACATACCTTTAGAGGTAGCTTGGCCTATACCATAAGAACCTATACCAAATAAAGCTGCGTCTCTTAAAGCTCTCTTTGTAGATTTTCCTCTAAGTTTTTGTACACCAAATGTGGCTAATGCTATTGTAAATGGATCCATATACTATTTTCCTAATTATAGCATACATTATACCTTCTTACCTCTTCGTTATCAACTCATCCCCAAAACGACCTTCATAAGCATGTTCGCCAATATGAACTATTCCCGACTTAACATAGGCATAACATTTACCACCTATATCTTTCCATAATTTACAAAAACTAAAATCTTCTCCTAAATATGTTTTAGTTTTAGGATCATGAAGACAATCAAAAAAATTCCACATATTTGGTCTATCTACATACTCACCATTTATAACTGTTTTTTGAACAATAGCTTTCTGTGGATAAGCTTTTATCATTTTTTCAAATACTGATCTTTTAATTAACATACATCCTGTTGGGCTGTGGGTTACTTCCATAACACCATCGTCCAGCATAATACTGTTAGGGTTATCTACTTTCATAGGATAAGTGTTAAGCCATTTTTTTAAATCTTCTGGTTTTTTTACTTGGCCTTCTTGAATTTTTTTAAACAATTTATCCCACATCATAGTCTTAAGAGGATAAGGTATAGATATTAATTCTTTATCTTTTTCAATCATCCTAAATATTGAAGGAGAGTGAAAGTATATATCTGAATCAATAAATAACATATGGGTATGATTTGTTTCTAAAAAACTAGATACACATAAATTTCTTCCTTGAGTAACCAAGGAAGACTTTAGTAAACAGAACTGAGTTTCAACACCTTTGTCTAAACCTAGTTTCTGTAATTCAAGTAATGCTTGTGCATAATGAATTGAACAGTCACTATGAACTGGAGTTGCTACAAATATTGAGTAATCAGCTTTTGATTTTTTTTCTTTAGCTTTATCTTTCCATAATGGAATAACTGCCTTTTGATCTGATTGAGGATCAGTTTTTATTTCAGTTAAAGTTTGATAGGTGTCTTCATTTATAAATTGATTACTTTCTTTCATTTAAAGCTCCTCTTAAAAAACTTGTCCATTCTTGTCCTTTTTTATTCCAATTATAAAATCTTTTATAAAACTTTTGTTGTTCGTCTAAATGCTCTTGAATAAAATCTTCATGTAAATAAGTAGCGGCAGTTTTAATTGCTGCAGCGGTATCAATCGCCATTTGTTCATAGTTAGTAGAATAATTTATATATATAGGCCACTCAGCGCATGTTTCATATAAGGCTCCAAAATTATTTGTAATTACATGTACACCTGCCGTTAGTGCTTCTAATGCAGATACACAAGATGTTTCTTCAAATATAGAAGGATATACAAACATATCATAATTAGGCATTTGTTCTAAAATATATTCATTAGGTTTATATCCAATATAATTTACATTGGGTAAACTCTTAGCTTGTTCATATAATGGTATGTACTCTTTATCATTAAGTTTACTAAACTCGCTACCATATACTTGTGAAGAAGAATACACATCTAATGTAATATTAGGATCTGTTATTTCCTGCATTGCCCTTAATACTATGTTTAAACCTCTCCAAGGAGTACAATGATGGATTAATTTTATTGGATCACCTTTTTTATAAATTTTTCTTTTTGGAAAATGTTCACAGGCATTTTTAATTACAATAGATTTTTCTGTGGGAATATTAAAAAAGTATCTAAACTTTTCATAATTCCAATGGCTATTAAAAATATACCAATCATATTCTTGGTGTCTTGGTTTATCTCTAAAAAATTTTTGAAGGTTTGGCTGATCCCAAGAATTTTTTTGCCAAAGAATATTTAGTTTATTAGGATCAAGTGGAACCTTACCGGGAATAGATGTACATATTTGTACTTGATCTAAAAGTTCTTTTGGGACATGCTTATAAAGCATTTCCATTTGAAGTTCAGTTGCACCTCTGGGTTTCATTTTACTGTATCTATAGTAGTCTTTTCTTGTGTTTGTAGTTCAGTAAGTTTAGGATGATCTTTAGAAAATCGAATGTGGAGCTCTCCCACAATCTTTGATAAATTATTTACTAAATGTCTAATGTTCTCGTATTGAAATACTATTTTTTGTGTTTCTTGTAAATTTCTAATTTCTTCTTCACTAAAATGCATTTCTGCTTGTTTGTCTTTATAAACAAAGTTCATTATTCTTTAGTTTTAGATTCCATAGAAACTCTAGCAACTGTTATTTCTAAATCTTGTCTAAAGTCTTCTGCCGTAGTATCTGTATTTGGATCTGCAACATCTGCATCAAATTCAGCTTTGTCTGCGTAGACTTTACCACTTCTTTTATTTTTAATTATTTCTTTTGCTTGAGCTGGTATTTTATTTATTGCCATATTTTTTCCTTTAGGTTTTTATATAAGGGGTTTTGTTTCTAATGTCAAACACGACCTTGTCCTTTATATCTAGTTAATTTTTTGTTTCTTTTTTCTGATTTGTTTAAGCTCTTTTTATGACGACCCGGGCGCTTACGAGGTTTTGGTCTGGGTACAAAATGGGTAAATTTAATTCTAGCCATTTTCTTGAGATCTATCTATTTGAGCATAACTTACAATGCCTTGTATCTCTCCGCCAGTCCCCGCAGTCATTTTTAAAATATCATTTTCTTCAAGTATTAAAGTTTGGTTAATAATATTTTCTACAGTTTCGGCAGCTATAGCTTTTCTCCAAATTGAAAAAGTAGTTGAAGCAGAACTATCAGTTACTTGTACAGATAAATTTACTGGACTACTAGAAGAATTATCAACTTGTATTTGTTTTATCAAGCATCGTGCATTTGAAGGTGATGTTAAAACAGAAGTAGTTCCTGTTGTTGTTAAATTTATACCTGCGTTTTTATATTGTATTGTCATGATATAAAAAAGTTAAAAGCATCTTGTTCATTTTTTAATTCTTGTTGGTATGATGTATTTAACTTATCCTTTAAAGTTTGTAAAGTCTGTGCAATCTGTCTTTGATTTTCTGCTGAATAATTTACAGTTGGCTCTGGTATTACAATATCTACTCTTGCCATTATCTCATTCCATCTGGTTGAACATCTGCTCTAAAAGTACCATATCTCCAATTTTCATCTGTAGAAGTATTAGCTATTTTTAAACTAGCAAATCTTGATCTTGCTCTAGTATCAACTTTTTCTGTTGAGCTAGTAACAGTGAATGGTCCGAGAGGCGAGGATGATGCTGTGTCAGCCGGCCATTTTCTTAAGTTAATAGTTATTTGAGCATTACCAGTTAGTAATTTAAAATCTGGAACAAACCTTCTCATGCTCATAAAAAATTCACCGTCTCCTCCTTGAGATAAATCAAAGTCTCCAGATTGAATATAAGCGGCAATAGCTGTCTTAGCTCCTGTATAATCTACTTGGTTATTACCTACCTCTTGAGCATAATATGTAGAAGCTCCATTTATTCCAGTTGCTCCTTGAATTGTAGGAAAACCTGGAGTAGCTGTTGAATTAAATTCAGTTGCATAAGGACTATCGAATAGTGTTGCATCGGCCCACGAAGTTCGAGACATAGATCCTGTTGTCCAAATATTTTCTGTATAATTATAAGTTACTACTCTATCAATTAATGAAGATCCATCTTTTGGATAAAACCAATTTATTTCATCATATAAATGATTTAGACCTGCATATATTTGTTCACCAGCAGAATAATTTATACCAAGGTTATCTCCTTTATTAGTAAATACAAAATCTTCAACTAAACATGGAACAGATTTTACTGTACCATCATAAACAAAAAAGCCACCGGCTTGGCCCATCCACCACACCATACCATTTACATATTTAATAGCATGCTGTCCAATTAATCCACAATTTGATCCTACTTGTCTAATTGAAAAAGTAAAAGGAGGACCTACAAACTGCATTACATACGCAGAAGTATCTGTTAAAATTAAAATATAATCTTTTGCTTTTGCAGCTCCTACAATTTTAACACCGGAATCTATTCTAAAAGTTCCAGCAGTATTAATTGATGTTGGTGCATAATCAGATATATCTTCTTGATCTGAAAACCTAATAAACATTTTATCTTGTGTTGAAGTTGTTGATATTGTGGTTTCAGTTCCAAGCATTATTAAATGTCTATCTCTTTCAGAAACAATAGACATAACCGATGCTGTTGGAGCTCCACTTACAACAGTTGCTCTTGTGGTTAATGCTCCCGCTACAGAAGCAATTGGAGACCATTCATATGTTACTCCATTTTTAACTGTTGCAATTAATTTTTCTCCAAAATGATCTAAAGACCATGCTGCTGGATCTAAAACTACAGTTGATGTTAATGAAGCTACACCCCATCCTAAATAAACTTCTACCGAAGCTCCAGTAGAATGCGCTGATCTAGTTCCAGCTACGTCTCTAGTAATACCTGTTAAATCGTTTGTTGATATTCCAGTATAAGAAATAAATTCTGCTCCAACTTTTATAGTGCCGGACGTAGGAAAACCTGTAGTTGACGAAAGAGTAATACTTGTACCCGAACCTCCAGTTCCGTTCGTGTCATCATTTAGAGATCCGTTTAACGTGCTTATAACTCCCGATGCTCCACCATAACCAGATGTACCCCAACCATACCCAGAGGTTTGGTTTAATGGGCCCACTGTAATGTATGGGTTTATAGTTGCTGAACCACTTGTTGCAACACTCGTTCCAGCGTTAGATGCCATAGTAATTTTAAATGTATCATTAGTTGGTACAGTGACTACTTGAAAAGTATTGGTTTCAAAATCAGCTGCTGTGTACCCAGCTCCAGTAGGAGGAGTAACAGAAGTAAATGTAAATAAATCTCCCTCAAGTAATCCGTGAGCAACTTTATTAACAGTTACCGAAGGATCAGTATTTACAGTTGTAAATGTTGCTCCTGTAATTGCAGTGCTTAAAGGTGTAATATCGTAAAAAGAATTTTCATAATAAATAAATAAACCTTTGTTAGTACCTAACGCAGCATATCTTCTACCATCCAAATCAGCCCACACTAATTGTTCTCTGACTGCGCCAACAATAGTGTTCGTTGTTATTTGTTCCCATCCACCAATTTTTTCTGGTAGTCCATATCTAAATCTAACAAAGTCTCCATCTGTCCACTGACCTTCTGCGCCAGTAGGAGTAACTTGTTTATTAAATCCAGGTTTTATCTGTACATTTGTCAAAGGCATGAGATATTATAACATATTAGACAATTATTTTAAATTACTGACTAATTTTTAATTAAAGGTGCCCCTAAACTTACTCTTCTATCAAACTTATGCTCAGTATATGGCCCATCTTTATATACCCAATGTAAAAAAAGCTGCGCTTGTCCATCTCCTTGAAACTCTTCTCTCCAATGCTTTAGTTTTGCACCATGATATAAAGCAGCATCCCCGGGCTTTATAATTATTTTTTTATCTTCTACATGTAGAGGCCATTCAGTTCCACATCCACCTAGATTAATAGTAGCTGTAAGTTCACAACTATCTCTATCTTTATGACTATCTAATACTGAATATTTAATATAGTACCTCCAAAAACTATAAGTAGGATGTAATTCTTTTTTAATTACTTCTTCAAATATTTTTGTTTTAAAGTGTAATAAAGTTTCCATAGCGGGATCAGCATAAAAAGCTGTTTCTCCTAATTTGGTTTGTTTATCATCAAAATTTGAAAAGTTATATGTATGTCTCATTTGAGTATAAAAATTTAAAAACTTTAATTCTTCTTTACTCAAAACATTAGGCACATACCAAAAATTATCTTTTAATACATCCATGAGACCACTACATATCGCTTTCCAGAAATAAGAGGCTTAACCTTATGAGGAAAAAGTGTGTTACTAGGCCATACAATTAACCTACCTCCTTTTGGAGTTATTTCTTTAATTAATTCTTCTCCGTCAAAAAATTGTAAATCCCCTCCTTTATAATCATCATTTAGCATTAAAATAAAAGATAATTCTCTATATGCCGTAGGACAACAATCTACATGTTTATTATAATGTCCTCCTACTTCATATTTTAAAATTGAAACATTAGTTACATTCTTTATTTGAGAAACATATTTATATTTGTTTGTAAAATCAGCTCCTGCTTGAGAAATTCTATAAGATAAATATCTTAACCAATGAGTTTCAGTGTGACTTTTATTTGTACCTAAAGGATATTCTCCAACCTTTCTATCTTCTTCATTTATAATTTCAGTTCCATCATCTTTAATTATTTTTGCTTGTATAAACTCTGAATCTTTAAATGTTCTTATTATTGCAGAAACTGATTCTAATGAAATAATATTATCATAAATTCTTATATATTTTTCTAATCCCATTGTTTTCTTTTCCATATGTTGTCTCTATACCATCTTTTAAGTTTTGTAGCATATTGAAAATAACTGGATTCATATTGTTCTTTATTTTTAATTTTAATATTCATTTTCCATTTTTCTCTTTTAAAAGGAATAACTCCAACTATTGGTTCTCCTTTTTTTAAAAGCCAAGTACCTTTTTTTCTTAATACTATTGGAAAATTAGTAGGAAGATCATAACCTTCATCTACAATTCCAGATAAAACCGTGAACCGTGGTTCTGGTCTATTTATTAAAGGACAAAATAAAACACTATAACCTGGAGGTAATACCATACTAAAAGGATTTATTATTTTATAGAGAGCTCTATCGGCATTCATTTTAACAAAAGGACATCCACCCTCTGTTCCTCCAAGCTGCTCAATTGGATGGGTTTCTATTCCTGCATTAATATTATAAAATAATTGATTATGTTGTAAGTATGCTAATTGTTTATTGATATCTACAGAAATATGCTCATTACCATCTTCATCTGGTGTTAGGAAATTAAACTGTTGATCTATTGGATTTTTTAAAATGTACCCAGCCATTAAAGAATCTTGAAATGGCATACAAGCTTTTATAGTTAATCCTACTCTATCATGTTTAAGTTTAAGTGGAATTTTTTTATACCATTCTGGTAAATGTAATTTAGCTGGTTCCGGCTGAATAGCCTTATCTTCTGCAATATCCTTTGCAGCAAGGAATGTAATGTCTGGCATAATCTATACTTCTAATACAAGAGGTATAGGTATACTATTTTTTTCCGATGCGTCAACCCAATTATATCCAGTAACAGAAGCCATTGCGCCTCCATCATCTAGTGAGTCGTAGTTAGTTGATTTTAAAGTGTTAAGATCAGTTGCCCAGTGTGAAGGAGCATTGTCATGATTAGCTACACTATGTTCTGCTATTGTAACAAATTTAGCTAATTCTTCTTCTAGTTCTAATCTTGTAAAAGTTATTACTGGTGCTTCAGAGTTATCTACCCAAGTTCCATCTTTCTCGTAAGATTTAGTTGACCATCTAACTCCATTAAATTGATCGTCACTTATTGATGAAGAAGTGTATCCTTGAGCTTCCCAAAAATCTTTAGCTTCATCAGTAGAAGCTAATCTTGAGAAAGATCCGTCTGTGTTTAATATAATATGCTTTGCCATTTTTTATCCTTAACTTATATGGTTATCAATTACAATTAAGAATCCAGCTGATTGTGAAGCTCCACCAGGAGCCATAAATCCATCATCTGCATCTAAAGTTATTGTTGCACTTGGAGCCGTACCAGCTGTGCCCGGAGAGGGAGTAAATGGAGGAGATCTTCTTCCTCCTGCTCCACCGTTTCCGCCGTTTACAGTTAATAAGTTTGTAACTTCTGTTGCACCACCAGCATTTCCAGCAGGTGCATTTCCACCCGAAGCATTTCCATTGTTTCCTTGAGATCCAACAGAATAAGCATAACCAGTTCCACCAGTAGGAGTGACTTCGTAATAACCATAGCCACCTTTTCCACCAGTTCCCCCAGAACCCCAACCTTGTGAAGGCCCACCGTTTCCGCCACCGCCAGCACATGCAAAAATTCTTGCTTTACTTACTGATGGATGTGGAGTGTATGTTCCAGATGCAGGTCCTTTTGTCATTATTACCTCTCCCATATTTGCTGCACTTACTGTTCCCGAAGAGGCTGCAGTAAGTCTTCCCTGTGCATCAACTGTAATTGAAGCAAGAGTGTATGAGGCTGCTGTTACAGCAGTGTCTGCTAATTTATCTGCAGTTACTGCATCGTCTGCAATTTTAGCAGTAGTTACATTTTTATTTGAAATATGTGCAGTCAATACTGCATTGTCTGAGATAGCTACACTTAAAATTGCATCATCATCAATTTTAGCTGCAGTTACTGCATCGTCTGCAATTTGTGCAGTTCCAATAGTTCCACCTAAAGTATCTAGAGATACTTCTACAATGTTTGTGCCATTTGAATAAGCAGCATAAATTTTTGCGGCATCTGGAGTAAATCCAGTTCCACTTGCAGTTTTAATTGTAAGATTACTTGGATTCGTTAAAGCTGTACAATCAAAAATATAAAATTTTTCTATTGAATCTGGGATGGTACAAATTGTGCTTGCAGCAATTGAAGCTGAAGCAAATTTAATTACCATATTTCTAGCATTAGAAATAGTTTTATCAGTCATTGCTAAAGCTAAAGTTCCACCACTTGATAGTGTTACTTGCTCGTATCCTGCAATAGCTTGTTGTATTAAATTTAAATTGTTATTAGTGTTATCGCCCCAAGTACCAGCATTTTCACCGGTTACCATTAATTCTAATTTTAAGTCTGCCGAATAAGTAGATGTCATATATATGTATTCTCCTAAATAATTATAATTTTACCTTAATCAAGCTGCCAAATCAACCTCATGCCAAATATTAGTAACTCCAATATCTATTTCACCCCATGCGGTAATATCTACCTCTCCTGTGGAAGCTGTAAATTGTATGCCTGTTACTTCTACAGTAGCATGTCCCGTGATTGTTGTCGATCCTACGCTACCTGTAATCTGAGATCCTGTTACACCAACAATTTGGTCTGGAACCTCTTCTGCATCACCAATAGTTAATGTACCTTGAATTCCAGTAGGAGCTTCAATTGTTGATTGGATTAAATTAATACTACCAAGACTCGTTGTAGCTTGAGAACCCGTAACTGGAACATCTTGTCGTGTTCCACCTACTACTGTTCCAACTGAAAAAGTAGATTGACTTCCAGTAACGGAAACAGTCGCATCCCCAGTTATACTTGATGATCCTATTGTAAAATCTAATTGATCTTCAGAAGCTAATACAAATATATCTTGGTCTATTTGAATAGAGAATGAAGGACTTGCAAAAGTCATGTTAACTTGAGAACCACTAACTATTGCCAAATTATCAGTAAATGCTCCCGATGCCGGGAAATTTATAGATGAAGTTAATTGTTGGCCTGTCGCTATTGCTGAATATGCGTCACCCCAAGCTAAGTTACCCCAAGTTCTTCTACCCCATCCAGCTCCAGTTAACCATTCGTCATCAATTGTAGCTGTACCTATACTTGAAGATAAAGTTCCTGCTGTTGTAACTGGAACTATTATTTCAATTACTTCTTCTCCCATTGAAGAAGTTAATTGTTGTCCTGTTACTGTTTGATCAACAGAAGTTCCACCTACTGCTCCTGCATTTGTAAGTGTTGTTTGCATTCCAGATAATGAAATGTTAGCATCAGCACCCATAGTTACTGATCCTATTGAAGATGTAAGTTGTGAACCAGCTGCAATTGGATTAGATCCCGATAGATCTCCCCATTCATTTTCATTCCAAGTATCTCCACCCCAACCAACTTGAATAATACCTGCACCCTCTACTGATCCTATTGAAAAAGTTGCAGAAACAGATCCAAGATTTATTATTTTACCAAGACCAGCTGTAGTGTTACCTTGCGATAATGTTGCAGCAATACCTGTTAATGTTTGATCAACAGAAGTTCCGCCTACGGCTCCAGCATTTGTAAGTGTTGCTTGTATTCCAGATACTGAAACATTAGCTTGACCAAAAGGTGTTTCGTTTCCGATTGAAGATGTTAATGATAAGCCCGCTTGTGATATATTTACTTGACCTTGTTCACCCCAACCAGTATGGCCCCAATATAAACCACCCCAAGAGTTTGCGGTTAAATTTAAAGTTCCACCCATACCGGAGTCGTCTACCTCATAATAGTACATAGTTAACGGAGGGCCAACTTCCGTTACAACAAATTGAGTGTAAGCTCCTGCTTGACCAGGAGTTCCAACTAATGTAACACCTGTCGTATAGTCTGAACCCCCACCGTGAGTACCATCTGAAGTTGTAGAAATTTTTAAAGTATAACCTGCGTTTGAAGCATCTGATTGATCAAAACGATAGGTAGCCCCATAAGCTAACGGGACAGCAGCTTGTAGGGCTCCGTCTATATAAAATTTGTTACCCGATCCAGGGTTAGAAACTGTAACAGTAAATGTTGTGTATGACACTAGATCGGGCTCCCATAATTATTATGCTAATCTTAAGATTGCAGCAGCAGTTGTAAATGCAGGGAACTGAATAGTAAACGTTCCAGATGTTGCAGTTTTATCGCTTCCAAAATCTAAAACACAAACAGCATCAGTAGTGTTTGAACCACCGTTAGTTTGTGTGTTGTAAATTAGTGCTCCTCTAGCAGTTAGTGTAACTCCAGTAAAAGATAAATCAGCAAAATCAGTAATAGCTACTGATGATGATACTTTACATCCTTGATTAACTAATGCGCTTCCACCTGCAGTATATCCAGATGATGATACTTCATTACCTGTTGCATAGTTTGCTGTTGATTTTCCCAAAGATGCTGAGTTAGTGTACATTGCTAATTTGAATGTATCTCCACCACCACCCGAAGTATCGAAATCGTGACTTCCTTGAAGTAATTCTTTTTTAAAAGAATCACAAATTGCGTTTGTTGTTATTGCCATAGTTTATTCTCCTTTTTAAACTTTATTTTGTATCTTGATTCGGAGAGGGTGACGGGATAACCATTCTTGGCACTCCATCTTGATACTCTCCTCTTCTTCTTCTGCCCATTTGTTGTAGAGCAAAATTCTGTACAGATTCATTATACTTGGTATTATAGAGCGTGTATAGATTGTCGGGTCCTTTTAAAAATCTATAAGCTTCAGCTAAAACTCCATATAATAACATTGATTCTTGATATGTTGAAAGATAAGTATTATCTGTGCTGGTAAAATTAGGTGGCTGTTTAATAAAATTTATTTGAACAGTATCAGCAGCTGAAGGTGTTGGTGCTACTAAAATTACGGGTCCTTGTTGAACATTATCTTCCCAATTAGCCCAATATTTAGGTGTGCCAGTAGTTGCACTATTTGGGTTTACTTCTGATATAAAACTTGTGTCTCTTTTTTCTAAAAAAGTTCTTGCGCCTCCACTTGAAATGTGTTGCACTGATCTAACTACTATACAGTCAGCTGGTAAAACTACATATCTTTTATCTTTAGTAAAATTAGATGTAGAATATTTTCTTAAATCATCATAGTCCACTTTACCTGCAACATCTAATTCAACTGATCTTATAAAATCTTGAATAATTGCGTCAGTTAAAACTGTACTACCTACTTCAGTATAGTTTCTTACTTGTGTTAAAAAATTTGCGTGTGTTACTGCCATTATGTTATACTCACTGTTACAATTCCTACTGTTGGAATAAGTTCTCTTCTTCTATTTTGTAAAGATGGATTTTCTGGAAACATACTTGAAACAGAAGTTGTAATTCCATTTGAAGTTGTTTGATAAGTTTGTGTTCTAAAAGCAAAATCTCCCGGTAAACTTAGATTAGCTACTGCTACAGTTATTCCACCAGAATCTACAATAGTATCATCATTAGGTGCAAAAACTGGATTTAATACAGAGATATCTTGTGGTTGTTGAAAATGTTGTACTCTAGGATTTCTCAAAGCAATAGGATCTGGTTTATGATAAGGTGGATCCAGTTGTGGTTGCTTAGGTTCAAATTCAGAAATATGAACTAATGCACCAGTCCATTCTCTTACCATTTCTCTATATGGAAAAGCTTGTCCCGATCTATCAGAAATTGCTAATGATCTCTTACCGGATGCGTAACTCATGATATTTCCTTCCTATTAAAAAGCCAATTCCAAAACTAATTCCAATAACCGTACAAATAGCTAAGATATGATATACCCAAAACATTATACCCCATCACCAAAATAAGTTTGAGGAGAAATGTAAACAGAAGCTCTTTGACCGTCTTCGTTTAATGCTCTTAGTAACTCGTCTTCATAAAGTTGTTTTAATAATTGAACTCTTTCTAAAGATTTTTTTATAGATAAATAGTATGCCAGTCCTGCACACATACAAGGTAAAAATCTGTAAGCAACGTCTGCTTGGTTTGTATAAGAACCAGCATCTTCAATTCTATTAATTGTATAAAATTTTACGTAAGTGTATGTATTTGCATCCGGTGCTAAATATAAATTAATTTTAGGATCACCTAATCTATCAACATAATATTGAGAAGGTTGTCCTGTTGAATACTTATTAGGTACAGCTGCGTATGCAGATCTATCAATTTTTGTTAATGCTATATCGTTGGTTTCAGTATTATTAGATCCAGTTGCTGTTGTAGAAATATAAGCTTCTAAAACATCATTTACATTGGAAGCTACCGTATAAGTAGCTTGTCCTGCAACTAATTGTTTTTCATCTAGTGTAACTTTCCAAAGATGAATTCCTCTATTTCCCCATTCTGCAAAAAGCAAATCTAAACTTCTTCTAGCACTTTTTAAATCATAGCCACTATTAGTTCGCATCCCACATCTCTCGTAGGCTTCCTCAATAATAGTATCAATATCTAAATTGAATGATGTAGTTCCAGAAGTTCCCATAGATCATTAGATTAAATCTTTGATGTAATCTCCACCTTTTAGAATTTCATAGTTCTGACCTGGTTTTAACTTCTCATCTTGTAATCCCATTCCAGAAGTTCTAGCCGCACCAAATCCTCTTGTAGAAACGTGTGCACCTGTAGATGCTTTTTTAATTTCACTAACTACTCTTTTTTTCTCTGATTTAAGATTTTTCTTACCTTTTTTTGTCCATGCTTTTTCAGCATCAACACGACCTAGTTCTTCTAGTTCGTTCATTTTCTTTGTATTTGACATTATATTCTCCTTTAATTTATAATTTATTTATTTTATCACTTTGTATACGTCATTAAAAGATCCCCTTAAATCCAGTTCCTCTAACCGCTGCTCCAGAACCGGGAACCCTAATTTCTCCCCCATGACTCTTTTTCTTAGGTTTTTTCTTTGGGATAATTGTCCAAGGTGGTAAATCTCTTGATTCAGCTGTAAGACCGGGATTATGTTTTCTTAAATAAGCTTCCCCTTCTTTTGTACCTAAATCAATAACTTTCTTTTTTTTATTTTTACTACTCATCTACCATTCCTTTATAATAGCTTGTTAAATTCTTATTACTTACTTCGTGTCCCGCTAAATTACCTTTAAGGTAAGAACCATTATAAGGTTGTAAGTTATTTACGAACATAGAAGGTTTAGCAGTAGTCGTGGCAAATTGAGCACGGCCCATGGCTGCTTTATATACAGGTATACCTTCTTTTTTAGCATAAGCTTTCGCTTCAGCTTTGCCTTCTTTCGTATAAGCAAATTTCTTATTTCCTACGTGTGGCACTATTCCTCCTTTTTAGCGGCCGCTTTGAGAGCGTTAGACTTCTCCTTTTTGCGGTTGTACAACTTCTTAGATTGTAACACTTTTGATCGAAAGATTCTAGACCGGAGCAGTCTAGCCATAAAATTTGGCTTTTTCATATAGGATACTTAATTACCTTCGTATCCTTTTTCTTTATCTACTTGATCCACGACAGCTTCTTTTTCTATTATGTCAGTGACTGTAAGATTACCCGCATATGATTCTGTCCCACTTGATTTTTTTACCATGTGTTCAATGAAGCTTGGGAATATTACTATCTGTCCTGGTCTGAATTCTGATTCATAGCTTACTGGAAAAAATTTATCTTTACCTACTTCTCCATAAAATGATTCTAGAATAAATTTATGAGGTGCAAAAAAAACAGTTTGTGAGCCACCTTTAACATACACAATAAAACTAAAATGAGATCCAGCATGAATATGATTTTCTTGAAAATCATCTTTAATATATTTATTTCTCCAAATCCCTTGTAAATTAATTTTTGATTTAGCTGGAAGAATAGGCATTAACATATGACATATTTTTGTCATAAGAGTATTATAACTATGCGAAGTAAGTTTATTTCCTTGGTTAAAAGAACTATTAGTATTAGAAAACCATTTGTTATTCATTTTAGGAGATTCGAGCTCTATATCATCTAAATTTATAGTAGATACGAATAAAGGTACTTCAAATAAGTTTAATTTCATTTTTTTATAATTAATGTGTTTATATCTGCAAGATATGCATATTTTAAATTAGTTTCAAGCATCATATTTTTTAAATCATTTAAATCTTCAACTATAGGTAAACCGGGCTTGTTTAAAGAAGTGTTTAAAAGAAACGGAATATTATAGATATCATTAAATGCTTTTATCAAGTCATAAAAGTTATTATTTTTTTCTCTTTTAAGCTCTTGCACTCTAGATGTTCCTTGAGGACAAGTAACATTTTCTAAATGATTCTTTTTAGTTTCTTTAACATTAAATACATTCATCATAAATTCTGCGCTTCGATTTGTATCTCTTATAAAGTATTCTTCAAAATATTCTGATAAAATTGTACAAGCAAAAGGTCTATACCATTCTCTTTTTTTTATTGTGTTAATTTTATCAATACAAGTTAGATTAGTAGCATTCATTAAAAGACTTCTATTACCTAAAGCTCTTTGTCCTTGTTCTGATCTTCCTTGAAATAAGGCTACAGGTTCATCAAAAAGTATTTTAGCTACTTCTCCTTCAGTAACTTTTTTTATATTAAATTTTGTAGTAAATAGATTTAAATCATAATTAGGTTTAAAACCTAAATAACAATGATTAGGTCTTTCAAGTTTATGTTCTAAAAAATAATTTAGATGGCCTAAAGAAATACTTTGATCATTACATATAGGATCAACAAAAACATCAAAATTGAATGACTTTGAAATATCAGTATTAATTAATATATTCTGGGCAACACCTCCGGTTAATGTTACGGGTCCATTAATATTTAAATCTTTAAAATATCTTCTAGCTACAAACTCACAAGATTTTTGAAAAGTAAAAGCAAAATTTTGAACGTTTATATTTTTTAAATCTACATTATTAGGTAAATTTCTTTCTTTTTCCCATGCCTTATCGGGTAAAAGAAACTCTTTAGGAAAATAAATATCATCGGTAAAAATTTTATTCATACATTTCTCTTGATACTTACCATATGATGATAAGGCCATTGCTTTACCTTCTGAGAAAATATCATGTTTAAATAAACCCAATGCTCTTGTTAAATGAGAATAGGCTTCTCCTATTCCTAAATTCTTTTCTGAAATACTAAATCCTTTAGATTCATACTTAGAAATATCTGGATTAAATAAATATTTATAAAGATTATTTACATTATTGTCATAATAACTGGTTTGTTCTACACCTCGTTTATCTCCATGGTGAAATATTGTTCCGTTACCATCCCAAACTAAATAATTTGTATTTTTTTGAAAAGATTGAGCGCAAGATGCATGAAATTGATGATGTTCTTCTGATATAATAACTTTTGTTTTTTTTCTTAAGAATTGTTTAAAAAATTTAACAGGACTATGCTCCTCTAAGATTAATTCAACCCATAACTCTAAAACACTATTCGAAAGATGAGAAAATAAAATTACATCAAAAACTATATTTAAATCAGCAATCTTTTCTAATAAACCCACGGTAGGTAAAGCATGATGTTTTAATTTATTAAATCTACTTATTTCTGTATGAATAATTAATTCATTACCTTGAGATATAGAAATAGAACCATCGTGTGAAGCATGAATAGAAAGTACGTTCATTAATAATATTTTAAAATTAAATCTATCGCAGCTCGGTGTCCTATTTTAGGACTTGTCCTATTAAAAGCTACAAAATTTTCTGTATCTTGTATCACTTTTGACTGTAAATTTAAAGGTAGATTTTCAAAAGCAGTTTTAATTTGATCATTATTAAAATAATTTAAGCCATGTAAAACTTCAATATAGTTTCCTACTTCAAATAAACCGTAAGGCACAATTACATCTTCTTCTGTAGGCAAATAAGATTTCCACTTTTTTAATTTTTCATCTAGTTCTTTGTCTATGGTGCCGTTTAACTCACTCTTCAAATAATGTAATTGTATAAATTCTACTAACTGATCAAAAACCTTATCTATTAAATCATTATAAGATTTAGAATTATTTCTATGATACATATCTATAAACATAAAAACTTGATTAATGGTACTACCAATAGAAGTTGCTTCTAAGGGTTCAACAAACATTGCTGAAAGACCAACTGATAAACAATTTTTATTCCATATCTTTTCTAATTTTCCAGGATAAAAATTAAATTCTCTTTTACCTTTTGAAATTAATTTTTTAGTTTCATCATTGATTAAGCTATCGTTATAGACCACACCATTACCGGTTCTATCTTGTGCAGGAATTTTCCAAACCCATCCTCCAGTAACTTTTTGTGCTAGGGTCCACGCATTGTATTCCTCTAGTTTTTCTGTTTGAAATGCAACAGCTTTATTACAAATTAATTTATCTGAATAACTTTTCCATTTTGATTTATTTAAAAGTCTTTTAAAACCTGTGCAATCAAAATAAAAATTTGAAATATATTTTTGATTACCTTTTATAAAATTTATTTTATCTGTTTCATTTACTTCAGTAATAATGTCATCAATAATTTTAATCTCTCTACTAACTGCTAACTTATTCAAAAAATCATTTAGCTTAAATGTATCAAAATGATACTGATTTACAGGAGATTGATTTGGGTTTTCTAAAAAATTAGGATAGAACTGATTATCAAAATAACATTGATCGCTTAAAGGTGTATTTAAATTATTACCTATATGATGTAAATAATATGGTTTAGTTTTAAACCAGTTATTATCATGGAATGAAGATCGTGTGTGTAAAAAATTTTTATTAGACCAGTCTTTAAAATGAATACCTGCTTTAAAAGTTGCGCCAGAATGTTTTAAAATATCGTAAGGCTTTATTCCAATATAATTTATAAAAGACGTAAATTCTTTTGTAGATCCTTCACCAACACCTATGATTCCTATTTTATCAGATTTAATTAAACCTATAGATGTTTCCGGATAAGCTGATTTAAGTATTAAAGCTGTTACATATCCAGCTGTTCCTCCACCTACAATTAAAAAATCAAAATTCATTTATATTAGTTTTATTAAATACTTCTTTTGTAGATTGTTTTGTTAAAAGTTCAAGATTTAAAGATATTCTTTGTTCATCACTGTCTGAAACATTGGGATGATGCCATAGGGTACTTGGAAATATTAGAAGTTCATTTTCAACAGGAATATAATTTATTACTTTACCATTATCTAAAAAATCTATTCCTTTTTCATTATTTCTTACTTTTAAATAAATTACTCCATTTATATTAGCTGTCTTTTCATGATTGTGCCAATTGGTAGAAGAAAAATTTTTATCAGATACTGAGCACCAAACCAGTAACTCTTGCTGTATTAATTCAAACTCTTTAAAAAGACTTTTACATTTTTCCTCAAAAAGTAAATATAACTCTTTTCTAAATCTTGTATTTAAATTAAAATTAAAACCATTAGGATCAATAGTTCTTTTTTCCAGTATTTCTTTTATAAGCTCTTCTTTAAATGGTAATGATATTTTAAAACTATGTATGTCTTTTATCATAAGGTATATAGACAAAATTTATTACAATTCTTCTTTTACTATTAGTAGTTGTAGTTCCAGTATGCTTTGTATTAGAGTTTATAATTAATAATTTATTTTCTTCACTTTTTATAATTTTTTCACCAACTCTACAATACCCATCACAGTTATTTATAAAAAATATTGCCGATTTTAATTTACTATCATCACTATCTATATGCTCTCCTGTTTCTATAATCTTTGAAGTTTGCCAATTTAAATTACCTTTTATTCTTAAAAATTGTTGGGCTGGTATTTCTTCTAAAATTGGTTGTAGTATTCCAGTATATGAACTTGGAATATTTTTGTATAAAAAACTATGTACTAATTGGGGTTCTGAATTTGGATGTGTAGAATAGTCGTTGTAGTACCATGGAAAAGTAGTAGCTTCTATTTGTTCTTTAATATTTTTAAAAACAGTATTGGGTAAATAATTCTCAATAATTTTCATAAGTAGTTATTAGCCTACTACTTTACCGTCTTTCCATTCCATTTCTGGTAAACCATTTTCGAATTTTTTTCCATCGTAAGTGAGGATTTGTTTTCTATTAGCACCTTTTTCATTATAGGACACGTGCACCCAGCCCCCTGCTGGATCATCTGGGTTATAGAACTCGAGAATTAATTGATCAAAGTCTACGTTATTAGAAAGCCAGTAAGCCGTCTTAATATTTGGAACACCAGCTATTTCAAAATCAACCGCCTGCCCCTTAGCATGCTGACTCGTTTTTTTGCTGCCGATCGCCTCACAAAGCGCCTCGGAGCGGTAGCCCGATGTAATAGTAATAGGCTTATCAAAATGAGCTCTAACTGGTTCTAATATTTCGTAGCATACGTTTTCTAAATTTTTTATATCTCCAGATCCTGGAGAGTTATCAATGCCTTTTCGTGTAGCGGTCATTGATTTAGTAAATTCTTCTAGTTTAAAATGTTTTGATAATTGCATAGTTAAAAATCTTTAATTGGATCTCCATTAAATGACAAAGCATATTTTGGAGTTTGGGTTAAATTACGATTTGCATAATGTCTTAGTATACCATCAAATAGGACAAATTTCCCCCTTGCTGGAACTACTTCTTTTTTAATTTCTGGAAAATATAATGTTTGATTAACATCATTCAAATATATTACACCAGAGCAAACACTTGGGATATGATCATGCTCTTTTGTTCTACCAGAATAAGCTTCTTCAAGTCCCCATACTTCATTAATTTTAAAATTACGTAGCTTCATTATTTTCTCCAACTCATTCATTATTGGCCACATCACCTCCCAAAATTTTTGATCCTTTAAAAAGTAAGTCCAATCTGTCATACCCCCATGAACATTTGTTCTAAAACTCCAATTACCCTCTTTGTGAATACCTTCTTTTATTTTATCTATAAAATATTCAGCATCAATATTACAAAATCCTTCTAAGAAAAAATAATCTTTTTTAACTTGAGATTGAATAAGGGTATTGATCTTCACAAATTGAGATACTTAATTAGTTATTAAATGATATAATATGACTATAGCAATAATAACGCCAGCAGCAACTTTTTTATTTGCCATAGCTAATCCCCATATTCTTTTAGCTTCGCTTATAACTTTTTCCATAGTGTTCTCCTTTTTATTTGAGTTAAATTTTATAGTAAGATAAGTGTTTATTCAAGTATTAACTTTTTAATAGTTAAAGATCCATCGATATTCGACTCGAGCTCCGCCATCGATTTCACGCATTGATAAACTACATTTTTTGAAGTATTTCCCCTCATTGCGACACGCTTACCTTTAAGGCAATCGGACATCGCCGGTTGTATACGTGCTTCCTTAATCTCTCCGTTGATTATCAGAAGTAAAGCCACCACTAATTCTGTCAATGTGTACCTCCATTTTTATTTGCTCTAACCTTATCTTTTAGAACCTCAACATCAACTAAAAGCTTCTCGGTTTGTTTTTGAATAAATTGGATATTCACTTTATTATGCATCATGTCCTCAATTCTTGTTTCAATTTGCTCTACACTTTTATAAAGATCTTCCAATAAAAAATGTTGCTCCTGGTCCACGGGTACCTGTTCAGATTTTTTAAGCAAATCATTTTCAAACAGCTCACGTGAAGTTTCTAACGATACTAATCTTGAAGTCAGCTCTGCGTATACGAACACGCCGGCTGCAACGAGCACGATCAGACTAGCAACCGTTTTCATCGGCATTTGCACAGCGGCTTCTTCAGAAATATTAAGTGGTTGTTTAGCCATTAGTTATAACTATACCCCGTGTTGCCTTGTTCTAATTTTTTAAATAATTTTTCGTGTTGTTCCATAATCTCTTCATCCGAATCCATCATATCATCCATCTTATCTTCTAATTTTTCTACTTGTCTTTCAAGTTTAGAAACTTTATCTAGCTGTACTGCTTGATTAGTAGAGAGATCAAACGTTCTAGTAAGAGTCCAACCAGCTAATGCCAGTAGAATTCCAACTAATAATGTCATTAATTTTTCAATCATAGAAGAATTATACTTTCTTTAACCTTATGTTTCAATGAGGTGGGTTGGACTGGTTTTACGCAAAAAGCTAATAAACATAGCAGTATTATAAGTATTGCTGTAAAACGGTAGTCCATTTTGTTTCTCTCCATTATTAGGCATTAATCCTGCTTTTTCTTTTTTTTCTTTTTACGTTTTTCTTTTTTCTTTTCAGATTTAATATCTTGAAGAGTGTTCCACACAGCTTCTTCCATATCTTTTTCAATTTGAGTAATTTTTTCTTTAACCAATACCATATCTTGGGAGAGCGAGAAGGTTCTGGATAACGTCCATCCGCCGAGAGCGATGAGAATAGCAAGTAGTGCGGCGATAAGTTTATCATTGACCATTTTTCACCTCGTTTTCATAAGACATATCAGTCCCATGATCTTTAATATTAGTGTAGGTTCTTTTGTCTTCCTTACAATTACAATTACCACAAGGACAATAATCTAGATATTCATCTATATGCTTACCCTCTTTACAATGGCAATCGTGGTTACAATCTTTACATGTACTCATTTAATATTAATAATAATTTAAATTAATATAATATCTTACCATTGAGTTATTGTTTCTAACAGACCTATGCAAAATTTTTGGATTAAAAATCAATATCCTATTTTCTTGGGATTTAACAAATATTTCTTTATTATCTACCATTAAATGAGTTCCACCATCACAATTAGTAAGATTAAGAATAGCTGTAAAATTTCCAGTCAAATTATCTGTGTGATAATTTGAAGCATGGTTGATAAAGAGTTCTTTAAGCATTAAATTTGCTCTTGCTTGAATAAGAGCTTTTGCATTTAATTGTTTCATAATGGGAATAATTAAAGGATCGTATAATTCACTTGAACTTTTAAAATCATTAAAAAAATTGTAAGTAAAATATCCGTTATCAACTTCACTTCCCGGGCCTACTGTCATTCTAGGTCGTCTTCGCCACGGAAAATCTTGATCTGTAATTGTATCTTTTAAAAAATTAAAAAAATCTTGTTCAAGAAAATTATCAATAATGTTGTAGGTAAATTGATTATTATTTTCCATTACAGAAAATAATAACATCTAAGTAAGACATAGTCTAATTAATTATCTACGTCTTACTTAATAAAATATTATTTGTTAGTTGTAGTTAAAGTTGGACCAGAGTATTTATCAGTTAACAAAGTATAAGCTGCTACTTTTGTTTTTGTTTTACAATAAACCCCTGCTGGAAATAAAATACCATCTTCTGGAAAAGAAAAATTAATTACATCTCCATCTGGTACATCTAAATAAAGTAAACTTGTTCCAGTGTTTGAAGTAGTCGTTAATTCTAATGCCCCAGCACCAGTTCCATCCGAAGCGATTATTATACCTCTAACTCTTATTGGTTGAGCAATAATTGCAGTAACACCTGCCGCTGCAATTGATCTTGTTGCTTGGATGTCGTTTTTGAACCCCATAAAAATTCTCCTTTGTTTGTGGCTCCCGAAGGAGCCACTAATTATTTATTACTGTGTATCAAAAGGTGTTGCTAAAGATCCAGTAGCATTAAGTAATCCCTCTACAAAGTAAAGGTTTGCTGCGACTGCAGTAAACTTAATGTAAGAACCTTTTAAACCACCTGTTGTTGCAACAGCAGCACCAGCTTCACCATTTAGATTAACTTCATTGTTAGCTGCTGCCGGAACCCATTGTTTTCCAGAAACTGAAGCAGTAATACCAGATGTTATCATACCAATAAATTTGTCATTAGTATCAGCTGTCTTGATTGTACCAGTGAAATCGTCTGTAAAAAGAATTTCAAAAGTTGTACCAATTGTGCTTGGATTACTTGGATCACTTCCAGGTCCTGCAACTGCTGAATCAGCAGTAGAATTAATTGCTGGTATTGTGATTGCAGTTGGTGTTCCTGCAGGATCCATTAATACAAGTCTTCCTGCATGAGCAGCGACAGATAAATCTGTAGCTAAAGTTAATGCAGGGATTGCTCCTGGTCCAATTGATTGAAAACCATTTTTCGATCTTACCGGACCATCAAAAGTAGTGTTTGCCATAATTTTCTCCTTTGTGTATAGCTTTTAATTTTGTAGTCTCTATACCGTCCGCCTAGCCGGTCTACAAAATAATAATTAATCTAGGTTTTTATATTATACATAAAAAAAGGGGCAGAGTAAACTCCGCCCCTTTCTAATTACTTACGTATTATTTATTAAGTAGTTGGTAGATTTCCGTTACCAAAAACACATCTTGGATCACTCCATCCAAAGCTGTATCTTTCTCTAGCTTTAAATCTTACGTTACCAGTATCGAAGTCTCCTTCAATTGCAGTTTTGATTGGTGATCTAACGAAATGTTTAAGTCCATTAGGTACATCAGTCAATAAGAAGAATGAATCAGTGTCAGTTAAAAAGTTATTCACTCTGTAACCTTCTGGTACCATTCCCATACTAACAATTGCGTTGATATCGTTATCAGCTGTGCCGACTCTTTGAGGAGATTTCATCAATCTCTCAGCAGTAAATTGTAATTCTTTTGGAATTATCATTTTTCTACCTTGAGTAGCGATTCTTAATCCTCTTTCGTCTACAAACCCAGCGATGTCGATTAACGACTGCTCTAAAGAAGTTTCGTTTAAGTCTGCAGCAGTAGCAAGAACATTTGAGAAAGTTCCACCAGTTGCAAGTGGGTGAGCGTTTCCGATTAAAGATTCGCCATCACCACCTGTTACAGTAGTAACTTGCGCATTGTTCAATACATTAGCAGCTTTAACTTGCTTCGTATTTGCCATAGATCTTGCAAGAGCTCTTGTGTATCTTGCAGCTAATCTGTCATATAGGTTGTCTTCGATTGCTTCTTCAGTAATAGCAAATGCCAAAGCGATAGTTTCGTGATTGTATCTTGCTGTGAAAGTTTCACCTGCTTGATCAAACACTACTCCAGCACCTTCTGCTTTAGTCGGTGCAGAAGCAAATCCGCTTAACATTACTTCTTCTTCAAAAGCTCTGTCAGATGTTTCTGTTGCGAAAATCTCTGCGTCTTGATTTTCGTATCTATTATATTCCAGGCCGAATAGTGCATTCAAACCTGGCTCTAGTTCTTTAACTAGTTGCGATCGTGATATAGCCATAGTTATTTATCTCCTATTATAGACCTGTTCCACCTTGACGGTAGAAATGATTGTTGATTCTAACAAGAATATTTGCATTTGATGTTGTCTGATCGTCATTCTCTGGATCTTGACATATATCAATTGCTTGTACTACATAAGACCCTGCTGTACCTGTGACAGCTACGTCTAGCATTACTTCTGATATTCCTGTTGTTGTACTTCCGCCGCCGTTATCTACCGAATAGTTTGTAAATAGATTCGCCTGCGCAAAAACCGCATCTGCATTCATCAAAAATACTGCGTCTGGATCGTCAACAATAAAAGCAGTTATCTGCCCTTGAGTTGGTGTAACTCCACCAGGATAGTAATTTGAGTAAGTTGGTTTTTGAGTAGTTGGATCATTATAAAAACATCCGTTAAATACACCCACAACAGCATAAGACGTATTATAAGTGTGTCTTGAAATAGTACCATCAGTTAATGGTCTTACTAAGTCACCTTGATAAATTGCAGTAGCGTAGCCATCTGCGATCTTATATCTGTTTTGAGCTCCGACTAGTGGAGTACCATCTAGTTTTCGGTAAGGTCTCAGACCAAACTTTTCTAGTTGATTTGCCATAGTTATGTTCTCCTTTAACAGTTTATTTTAATAACCCAGCAGCAATAGCAAAAAAATTATTTTTTGCGACTACCACCAAAGGTCACTCTTGACTGTCTATCAATATTGATAGGCATGTCTGGGTGCTGTTCCTTCATGAGATCGTTGTCAACTGCGTTCATTCTATCTTGAGTAATTTTTTTAAAATACTCAGCACGTGCAACCAGTATCTCTTCTGGTATCCTTGCCAGCACAAGGCCCCCAATTCCTATACACCCCTGGTATTTTCCTTCGGCATAGAAAGGATATTTATTTTCGCCAATCTCTTCTTTAATTTGATCGACTCTAACAAACTCCCATCCTTCCCTTTGTTTTTTAGATACATTAGCTGTATCTTCAAAACCTTGAACGGTTGTACGTATCCATCTGTGGGCGTACCCGTTCGGTGCAGGTGGTGCATCCAAACTGGATGGTGGAGCCCAGGTTTTCTTAGCTTCTTTTGAAGCTTTGTTTTCTGACTCCCGTGAAGTTCTCTTAATTGTACTCATTTATTTATCCTCCTTCACGTATCTAGCGTATTCCTCTAGTGGCACATTTAATCTTTTAGCAATTGCTACCTGTGATTTTGTGAGTCTCACAGTTCTACGTCCTTGTTGGCTACGACCAGCCGAGGCAACCGTTTGGACGGGTTTCGGTTTCTCTTTTGGCTCGTCTTTAGCGCCTTCAAAACTCTCGGGAAAGTACCTTTTGAGTCTTGCATTAACTTCATTATAATACTCATCGCTATCAACTGCAATACCCTCTTGAGAAATATTGTTGTGAATAGTGATGGCAGCATTAGTCATGACTTCATCATTTCCAAACCATTTATTATCCTCGGCCCACTTCTTGGCTCGAGGTGTAATTTGTGGCGCAGGTTCTGATGTTCCGCTGTTTGAGGTATCAGCTTGTACGTTTGGTTGTTGTTTATTTTTTTCTTCTTCAGCTTTCTTAAGCTCTTCTCGATTAGCTATCTCTAATCTAGCTTTTTCTTTTTCGACAGCTAATTGAGTTAACTTATCATTTGCTTCCATAATTTGAGAAGCATCTTGCTTTTCGATTGCTGACTGAAGAGCAACTTTGACTTGGTCTCTTTGAGCATCTACTCTAGCATCTAATTCTTTTAGATACTGATCATCAGTAGCACTTAACTTTTTAAGATTGACATCAAATTTCTTTTGTACTCCCTTGGCATATTCAAGAGCTGCTTTTTCTCTTCGTTCAGCTTCTTTTTTTTGAAAGACGAGTTTATTAATTCTTTTTTGATAATCTCTTCTTGATTCACCAAGGTTTGGTTTTTCTTCTTCCTTACTTTCATCAGAAGATTCTTCTTTAGAAGTTTCACGTGAAACTTCTTCTGGTTGATCTTCTTTTATTTCGATTTCGGGTTTCTCGGGTTTTTTATCATCTTCTTGTTTGGGATGATCAGTATAACCTAAGTCTACTTCTCCAACATTTAAATTGGGAACATCTTCTTTTTCTTTAGTCTCTTTGACTTCAATGTTTTCTTCTTTAACATCATCAGTATCAAGTTCGACTTCGTTTTCTTTGGCTAATAATGCTTCCGCACTATAATCTTTAACTTCTGCCATGTTTATCCTCCTATATTAAAATAAATGGAGAATATCTTCTGGCTTTCCTATCGTTCCTATTATCTCATCGTCATTAAGAATACGGTGTTCACCAAATTTAGTTTGAAATCGTGAACCCGAATATCTACCATATACTACGAATGTACCTTCTTTACACCAAGCGCCACTAGGAAATTTTTCTTTGTCTTGATAACAAAGATCTCCCATTTTAACTACAAGTCCAACAACTGTTGTCATTGCAATTTTGTCGTTCGTTTCGTCAGAAAGTATTATTCCGCCTTTAGTCTTCTTTTTACCAGACCATGGTCTAACTAACATACGGTAACCTACGGGTGTAGGTATGATATTAAGATATTCTTTTATGCCTTTGGGATCTGTAGGAATCTGTGATTCAACCTCTTCTTTATTTTTTTCGTCTTTACCGAAATCAGTAAGTTTAGGTTTTATCAATTGGACCATCGTTATCCTCCTTATGCAAGCTTTTTATATCTTGAAGCAGCGCTTCTAAAGCACTGAGTCTGCCCCTAGCATACATCAGTTGAGATTCGGTTTCAACCCCATAGCAAATATGATCTTTAATATCTCGTATTGATCTATTTATAACGTTTTTTATTTGTTCGGCTGTATAAGGATCTAACATTAAAATAATATTCCACCAGTAATCATGCCTAAAACAAAACAGATAATTTCAGTTCTATAATATAAGGATGATACAGCTAACCATTGTTTAAACTTTTCTATTTCTTTTTTCATAGCTAATTCCTTTTTAATGATATTTTATTTTTACCTTGTTTAAGTAGCATAAAACCAAAATCATTTACTATAATTTTTAAAATTGAATCCATGTTATATTTTGGATAATCATCAAAAATAAAAACTGTCCCTGCTTTTGATCTTTCTGCAAAAAATATTGCTTCCTTAATAACATCTAAAGACTTATGTGGTCCATCAAAATGGACTAAATCATATTGATTTCTAATTTCTTTTTTATCTCTATAAATAGGTACACCATCATGAAATCGTTCCATAAATTCATCATCACCTAAACTAAATAAAGTAAAGTTTGGATAGTTTAAATCTTTTAATAATTGAAGTTTCATTTCATTTGTATAATCACAAACATAAGAAGAGCTACTATCATAGTGTTGATAATTTAAATTGCCGTATGGATCAATTCCTATATGCCAATGTTTTTTAGAAACAAATGAATCTAAAATAATTTTAGAACCCTGTCCTTCACGGACACCTATCTCAGCTGTAAATAAATCATCACCTTCTAAAGATTTACAAGCTTCTTCTAGGATTTCGTATTCGGTACTATCTCCTCTAATCATAGATGAGAATTTATATTAATTAAAAAATTTATGCAATAGTTAAATTGGTAAACACTACATGTTGTGTCAAGAAATTTATTTTGGTATATTTTTACTTTTTTCTTTACTCCCATTTTATCCCATGTTAGAATGTTTTTATAAATAAAAGGAGAAAACTATGAAACAAATAAAGTTTAAATATAATGACGGAGGTTGGAAAGGTGCCAAAAGAGGGGATTGTGTAATAAGAGCAATCTCAATCGCTACTGAAAGATCTTATGACTTAGTCTTTAATGAACTAATGGATATGGCTAGGGAAAAACAAAATCTCCCTAATGATAAAAAAATTTATACGCCATATCTTAAAAAGTTGGGCTGGACTTGGGTACCAACAATGGGAATTGGAACTGGTTGTAGGGTTCACTTAAAAGCAAGTGAGCTCCCTAAAGGAAAGATAATTTGTAGATTAAGTAAACACCTGGTTGCAGTTATAGATGGAGTAATGAATGATACTTACGATAGTTCCAGATATGGGAATAGATGTGTCTATGGTTATTTTGCTAAATTAAAGTAACTATTTTTTACCGTTACGAAATATTTGAGTTCCCTTTATACCAAAAACGCTCGCCACGACAAGAATCCATAAATTTGTAAACCATGTCGGCAATGATTGGAAATGTTCGAAGAAAATTTTTATCTTGTCCATAGCAGCCGGATCCTCTGACCATACCCCATATGCAAGCACCAAAATCGGGAGTGTGAGAATTGCCAAAATTACCTCGTCCTTATAATCTGTTTGACGGGCTTCTAAAAGTTTTCCTTGGTAAGCTTCCTCACCTCGGGCTTGTTTTTCTGCGTGCATTAATTGAGCATCAGACATAGCTATCTTTGCTCTTTGCTTGTTAGCATAAATTTTACTTCCAGCGCTAACGGCTAATTTAATTGCTGATAACCACATATTATTTACTCCTATAAATATCGTTTGGATTTATCTTACCTTGTGCAGCAAGTTTTTTCAAATCCCCTTTGGAAAGTTTACTAAAATCAATAGGCTCTTCTTTTTTATTTATTATCTTATTAGAGAAAAATTTTTTTATCCATTTCCACATTATTTAACTCCTGTAAATTTATGACCTCTAATGGCAGCGCCCATTCCTCTTATGCCATCCGGTCTATGCGGGCATGATCCAACATATTTTTTTGTTAGTTTACCTTTTCTTAATTTAACTGGTGGTACTTGTGGATTAGGCCCTCTCTTAGGAGGAACAGTTTTTGTTAAGCCACCTTTATCATATGCTTGAAAATCTCCTAAAAAAGTCTTTTGTTTTTTTGGAGTCACAGTTGTTGGAACTGCCGTTGTCTTACATGGAGGTAAAGTTCCATCGGGACATCTAACAGGAGCTCCATCTCCTCCAGTTTGAGGTACTTTGTTTCTATCTTTATATTTATTAAACTCTGTTTGAGATACATTTCCTTTTTTAAGTTTATTCTCCATTTCAATATCTTGTCTTAAATCACCTAAAGTTTTAGCATCCCATTTATCTACTCCACCTTTTTTAGTGCTTGCAATTTCTCTTATAGAATCAAGATCAAATTTATGTGTTTCTTTTGGAACATGAAATGCATCTGCAATAGCAGCAACAGGCCCTAATGGAATTGATCTCTTACCAATATTAATTGTACCTTTACGTGGAACCATTCCTAAATCTTTTAAGTTTGATGCTTTTGTTCTATGAGTAAACTTAAGCATTCCTTTATTTCTTCTATTTGCAATTCCTTCTTTAAATTTTTCTAATGTAGATTTTTCTTTTTTCTTATTTAAACCTAAATATTTTTTTGTATTTTGTTGTTGAGTAAAATTAGGTGTTACTCCTACTGATACTGTTTTTTGAGAACCATCAGTACCAGATCCTCCGTGAGTAATTCTTCTTTTTGTATTTTGTTCATTGCCAGTCCCTAAAGTTTTTGTTGCTAACTGACTTGCAGTTTTATTATACTCTGGATGTCCAGGAGGTGGTTTAGAAGATTTAGTATTATATTTAGAGGCATCAGCTCCTCCGCCACCTTGAGCTTTAAATACATGACCTCCTTTTTTATATTCTTTCTCCCATGATTTAGCAATTGAAGGTTTATTAATGTGCATCCATCTTCTTTGTTTTTCTGATTTAAATGGCATTATTTTTCCTTTTTAGTTCTTCTATCTTCAGCTGTTCTTTTCATTCTTTCCATCTGAAGTTTTGCTTCCGCAATATCTCTAGTTTGTTTTAATTTTGTATCTGCAATTCTAATTCTTTCAGCTGCTTGGTCTTCATTATTTTCTAATTTCATTTTCTCAATTTCTAATTTTTCACCAATCTCATCTTCTCTAATATCATTAGAGACCATATCTTGTTCAGATTTTCTTTGAAGATCCATAGCTTTAATATCTAGTTCTCTTTGTTTTAAAGCAACTAGAGGATCTTGCTGTTGACCCATTTGTTCAGATTGTGCAAGTTCCATAGTTAGTTCAGCTACTCTTTGCGCAATCATAGCAGATACTCTTAACTCAGCTGCTTCTGGATCATTTTGTAACATCTGTTGCATTTGTGGATCCTCTTGTATTAATGCACCTACTTCTCCTTGAGCTAACATTGAAACGTGCTGTGAGATATGAGCTTGTAAAGCTTGATAAACTTGTGGATTAATTTGTACCATTCTCGTAGACATAAAAGCTCTATGAGCTGTAATATGAGCTTGATGGTCTTGAGTTGGAAAAGCTATTAATGGTTTTTGGTATAATGCTTCCATGTTTTCTGTAGCCGGATCTTTTGGTGTAGGCTTTTCTTGAGGTATTAATAATTGATCTATATCTTGAGTTCCTAAAGCTTCGTATACTCTTCGATATGCTTCTCTTAAATTATGCATCATTGGATTTGACATAGCAATTTTTAAATTCTCATTCGCCATTGTAACTCTTTGTGCCATACTCATAATATTAGGATCAGCAACTGGAATAACATCTACTCTGTCATCAAAATCTGATTGTTTTACTGCTTGGTCTGCGCCGTATACTGAATAAGGATAAATGGGTGGTAAGTACACTGCAAAAACTTTTGATAAAAGTCTAAACTCTCTTCTCATTGAATAGTAACATCTTTTGTGTATAGCGCTCATGACTCTCGAACCACGTTCTAATAATGAAACAGTTGTGCCCACAGCTCTATTTTGTAAATCATTACCAGTATCCATATTAGTAATTGCTGCAAACTTTTGCCCAGCTTGAACAACAAAGCCCATTAACTGGTATAATGTAGCAGATGGTTCTTTAAATGGTAAAATTTGAAATTGATCTTTAATATTTCCACCGGGTGCATCTACATCTCTAAATTCTCCTGGTTGAAAAGGTTGATCATCGTCTCTAATTCTTATACCTCTAGATTTAAATCCAGCTGGTAAATTAGATAGTGTACCAGCATCAAGTAATTGTCTTAATGATTGTGTAGCAGTTCTAGATAAACCACCTATCATATGAGTTAAACCAAAACCATAAAATCCTAGTCCCGGTAAAAATTTAAAGTGAACAAAGTATTCTTTTCTTTTTTTAGTTTCATCATTCATATCGTAGTTACGATATATAGATAAAATCTTTCCAGAGCCTTCATCAATTGTAACAATGTATGGAACTTTAACTTCTTTAGATTTATCGTTGTATTCAAAATCTTCTAAATTACAATCAACATGCATTTCTAAAATTGAGAATGAAGTTTGTCTATCAGCTGCAGGAGTTACTCCTTCTAGCTCTTGATATTTTTTTTGAATTTCTGTAGGACCTGCTGCAGTTGGTTTTAATTCTACATCTCTATAAAATCCAGCTGCTTGTTTTTTAAGTATCTCGTTTTCCCCCATTTTAATAACATGAGTAATTCTTTCGCATTCCATTAAATCAGTTGCATAATAAGGTACAACTAAATCTTCAGCTGGAATAAATTTAGATACAGCTCTTTGCATTATTTCATCGTAATAAACTTTTTTAAAAGCGGATCCAGCAAGAGCAAGATAAAATAACAACTGATCAAACTCTGGAGTGTATTCTTCCATTTCTTCCATAATCATATAGTTCATGAAATCTTGAACACGTTGAGCTTGATTCATTTTTGCATTATCTTCTACACCTAGGACTCTTGTTCTTACTGGCCCATGGGAAGGTAATAATTCTTTATAAGCTTGTGCTTGAAATTGTGTAACTGCTTCAGATAAAAGTGGATGCGTAACAGATGCTGAACCTCTAAATGGTCTTGTCATTTCTCTTTGGTTTAAACCAAGGAGATCTAAATTATTTGTGTAAGATGTTTCCCAATCTTTTCTTGAGATTCTATCTTTTTTAAAATCGTCAAGCAATTGATTAGACATTCTCTGTAATACTTCATCAGACATATCTAAAGCTAAGTTGCTAAAGAATGCTTCAGTTTCATTTACAGTTTCTTCGACTGTCGTAGTCCCAGTATTTTCTGATTCTACTTCAACATCGATTTCTTCTGTCTGAGGAGTTTCTGTCTCCTCAACAATTGCTTTTTCGATTTCAGCCATTTAGAAAGTTTCTGTATATAATTTTCCGTTTAACTTAGTATTAACCATCACACCACCTCTAGCTTTTATTACACCACCAGAAGATTGATATCTAGCACTAAGTCCTTTTTTTGTACTTTTTTTAATTGCTGTCTCAGCTGCTTTATCAGATATTTGTGAGTTAGCTATTTTTTGCTTAATTGCTGCACTTCTTCTTCCGCCGCTGCCAGCTGGTCTAACAGAAGTAGATGATTTGTAAGTAACTTTTCCACTATCAGAAACACTTGATACTTTAGGATTCTTTGCAGCTAAATTTCTTGCTCTTTCTCCTCTACTAATATTTTCATTAACCTGTGGACCGTGGCCCGTCATTCTAGATTGAAAAGGTGATGATTTACTTGCTGGGGCTTTTCTATCCATTCCCATATTCTTAGATAGCATTCCCGGTTTGTTTGCTTTTCTTCTTGCAATAGCGCTTGCGCTATCTCCACCTCTTCCACTATCTACATTAGCAGCACCTCTGCCACCCATTAATTTACTTGCTCCGTAGATTGCTCCGGCTGCGACTGCAGCTCTCTTAAGTCTTTTTTTCCATTTTTTTCCCATTGGGTTCTCCTTTAATAATATATATATTTTCGTTCTTTCATACTTTTAACCTCATCCTCGTCAGAATAAGTTGTAACAAAAGAACCTTGTCGGTATCTTAACATAGCTTGAGTAGTGCTGTCCACATAATCATCATATTCTCCATGAGGAAAAGCTGCACATTCCTCTATTACTTCATGAGCCCAATGTTCGTCTCTAGGGTAGTAAACTTGCCCACTTTCAAAAATTGGAGAGCAAGCGTTGACCCGTGAGTGTTTGTCCTGTCCTCGTCCGGGGGTGTAATCCATAACAGGTATACCCATTTTACGAAATTCTTGTAATAAACTTTGTCCACTTGCTTTAGCTTCGATGATTACTGTTTCTGGTTGCCAGTATTTATATTGATCTAAAGCAACAGCTTTTAATTCTGGAAAATCATATTTACCTTTAATAGCATCTATTAACATAATTGCATCGGGCTCACCTTCGTGAGGCGTGAATATTCCCCATGTAGTAATAGCTGAGTAGTCGGCAGTTTCTTTTTTACTAAAAGCCGTGTCGTACGATTGTATAACATGTTTTAAAGTAGGAATATCCTCGGGCCACGGAACCCACCAATCTCTTTTTAAGATTGCTCCTTCTTCTGAAGTTGGATTCTGCATGTATTGTGCAGACCAATTCCTAATGGATATAGACGCTTTAACTTTTTCCAATTCATCTAAAGACCAATACTCTGGCCAAACCGGTACTGGGTTGTCTTCACCCATTAATGCAGGGAAAGAAATTTTTTCCCACTTGTCAGCTTTAGGTTCATTCTCTGCTTTTATTAATCTTCCTGTTAAATCATCTTGAGCCCATCTTGTCATTACAAGTACAATTGAGCCTCCGGGTTGTAAACGTTGTCTGGGTCCCGATAAGTACCAGTCGTAAGTTCGTTCCATTGCAGAATCAGATAATGAATCTTGTTCCGTGTGTGGATCATCGATAATAAGTAAGTCCGCCCCTCGTCCTGTGATAGAACCGCCAACACCCGCTGCAAAATATTCCCCACCATGATTGGTCTCCCAACGTCCTTTTGCCTTACTATCTTCTCGTAGTTTAACATCTCCAAAGATTTGTTTATACTCTGGGCTATCAATTAAATTTCTTACCTTAGCACCGAACCTTGCTGATAACTCTGCGTTGTGGGACACTTGCATTAATTTCATTTTAGGATACTTCCCTATCATCCAAGCTGGAAAGTATATAGATGCAAATTCTGATTTAGTATGTCTAGGAGGCATGTTTACTATGAGCCTTCCTTTTTTATCTGCAGCTATCTTTGTAAACTCATGAGCTATATGTTGATGGTGGCCCCATTTGTTTGGGTCCTTTTCAGTTCTACAAATAAAATCTGGCCAAACATTTTTTACAAAATATAAGAAGTTATCTTGGCATAATTTAATATGTCTAAGCCACACCTTTTCGAGCCTCTCTCGTAACTGATCGGTGGTCAATAAATCTGTATCGGTCATATATAATTCACTATATCCTAGGGTCCCCTAAAAAGAAACCCTATTCATTAGAAGCCTTACTACTTCTATTTGTCATGCAATGTTAAGGGAAATAAAATAAAATAAAAAATAAAATAGTTAAAAAATAAAAAAAATAAAAATTTATTTTTTTGAGTTTTGGTTGGTACCTCTACGGAATTTTAACTGCGCCTGCAATGCAGGCGCAGAAGGGAAACTGGGCTACAACTCTAGGTTGTAGCCCTACTCTTTACCGATAGTCATGCAGGGTTAATTAACTCTCATGACAGTAAGTAAATTCAATTCATCTGCTCCAGATATTGAATTCGTTTATCTATGCATTTTTTAACTTTATTAATAAAGTTATGAAATAATAAATCTGATTTATTAAAATTCTTAAAATAGAAAATATTATCATCAGTATTATTATAAGCCTTAACTTTGGTTGTAGGCGCAACAGCGCCCACAATTTCTATTTGATACCCTTTATATTTAAACGGAATCATATTTATTTAATCTCCAATTTGTAATTGGTTCTTAATTCGTTTGATTCGC